AAGTCTTGAGTCATACTACAAGATAAATTTTGCCTTGATGCAGCATCATAAATATTCATTAACAGAACTAGAAAATATGATTCCGTGGGAGAGAGAAGTTTATCTTGCTCTACTTCAACAATACATTGAAGAAGAAAACCTAAAGGCACAACAAAAGAGTGGAATCTAACTTAAACATAAAGAAAACTGATACACCTAAGTTAAATGTAGAGACTGTTTCATCGGCAGTCTTTGGAAAAGAGGAAGGTGGAAGTAATATTGGAGGTGGTTCCGGAGAATCGATTAGAAATATTCATAAGACATTAAGTAAATTATCTGGTCATGTAAGAAAGGCTTTAGTTCGTATTAAGGCATTAGAGGGAAAATTTTCTGAGGTAGAAACTAAATTAGTAACTAATACTGAAAAAATTGAAAGAATTGTAAAAATTCAAAAGATATTAGAAAATAAAAAAGGAAATAAAAAAGATAATATAGGGGGCAATCAAAAAGATTTAACTAAAAGTCTCATAGAAACAAATAAAATTCTTGTTCAGATACAACAAGAATTGATGAAAAACATTTCTATACAATCCGGAAATGAAAAAGATAAACAAGATAAAGTTAAGAGAACACAATCAAAGAATAAACTAAAAAAAGAAGAATCTCAATTAGAAAAATCATCAAAGAAACTTGGATCATCGATAGCAAAGGCATCTGATAAAATTCTTTCCCCTGTAAAAGGAATTTTTGGTCAGATTATGGACTTTGTTGGAACTCTTGTACTTGGTATTGGAGCTAATGCAATTTTTAAATGGTTAGAAAATAAAGAAAATCAAGAAAAAGTGCAGGGATGGTTTGATTGGATTAAAGATCATTGGAAATGGGTTGCTGCAGGTATTGGTGTATTATTTGCATTACCCTTGGTTGGTGCAATTGCGGGAGTAATTTCTACAATTGGAAGTTTAGTCGGCGTTATTGCATCACTTGCCACACCATTATTAGGATTGATGTTAAATCCATTATTCTGGAAGATTTTATTGGCAATTGGTGCTGGTATTCTGATTTATAAGGCGGGAGAATGGGTAGTTAAAGGTATTAGAAGAAATATGGTTGGAGGTGAGGGTTTTGTTGACGCACACGATGCGTTAGATGATAGACTGAAGAGGGATGGACTTGGTATTGAGAAAACATTTTTTGGTATGGGAAAAGCACGCGGATATGTCCTACCCACAAAAGAAAATAATTATATGGGATCTTTTGATTTAACACCAGAACAACAAGCAATTGTTGATGATACGATAAACAAGAGAAAAAAATTAGATGACTTGAAAAAGACTATGGAGGACGAAATAACAACAAAACGAGAAGCAGTAGATCCAAGTAAGTTTCAAGGAACTGGAACAGCTGGTCCTAGTGGTAGTCCTACTAGCTCAAATTCTTTACTGTTTGATGAAAGGGAAAGAATTAAAGCAGAAGTTGAAGATTCATACCTTCCAAAAATTCAATCTATAATCAATCCTGGTGGGATAGAAGCAAGAGCACTGGGTGGTCCGACCACTGCAGGGAAGATATATGAGGTAGGAGAAAAAGGTCGAGAACTTTTTGCTCCAAACGTTGATGGTTCTATAATTAATAATATGAGAACAGAAAAAATATATGAGATGATTTCTTCTGGAAGAAAAGGTCGTGGAGGAGTAAATATACAAACTCTTTCAACAATTACAAATCAACTGCCACCACCTGAAGTTAAAGTTCCAAGTGGACCTGCAACTGAAGTTCCTGATATTGCTAGTGTAAATATGGCAGATCCATATCGTCAATTGACACCAATGCTATATGGCATAACAGTGTAGAAATATGGTATTACCACTTCTTACTGGATTAGGAAAAGCACTTGGAGGTAATGCAACCAAACAAGTTGCTAGAAAAACTGTTAAAAAAATATCAAAAGATAAAGTAAAATCTGCTGCAAAAAATAAAAAAAATAATAAAATATCTAAAGATTCTTCGGTATTGTCAACAAATTCTATTGGTGATATAGAAACAAAATTATATAATGAAGAATCAACGTTGGATAGTTCACAAAAATTAAAGACACCAACTCTAAAAATAAAATCAATATCAAAAACTGATTCTCCGATAGAGCAGTTAAAACTTAATGTCACTAATATTCATAATTTTTTAGTTCAACAAAATAAACAAAAAAATAAATTAAAAAGAGAAAATCAAAGAAGAATTCTTGAAGAAATAAGTAAGCAAAAGAAAAAATCAAAAGAAAAAAGAATAGAATCTCCTATTAATAAATCAATAAAAAATATAAAAGAATCCACCTCAAATAAAAATCAAGGAAGTATTCTTGATAATTTATTGGAATTTATTGGACTTATAATAGGAGGAATTGTAGTCAATGCACTTCCTGCAATTATATCCAAAGTAAAAGAAATTATTGACAGTGTTGTAAATTTTCTAACACCAATTCAAAGTGGATTTAATTTTATTAAGGGATTTTTTACTGGAGAGTTAGATCAAAAAGAGTATGATGTAGATAGAAAAAGAATTGATGATGCACTTGCATCATTTGAAGCAGATGGTGGATTAGTCGATCAATTTGCAGAAAAAATGGGACCTCTTGGAGCTCTTGTTAAGCAATTGAAACCATTTATCGGTATAGTTAGAAAAGAAGTAAAAGGAAAAAATATAACTCTTGCTATAGTAGGAGGTAAGGAGGGAGTATTAAATACGGAAACTAAAGAATTTATAGCAAAAGAGTGGACATCGGCAGAAAGGGAAAGAATGGGTGTGAAAGGTTCATCTTCTGCAGGTGCAGGTAATTTGAATCCTACTGATATTTCAAGTCATTCTGGAGATACTGTCACTTCTCGTGGAGGAACAACTGCAAATCAAGTTTCAGGATTTCCAATCACTAGTCATTTTGGTCAGAGATGGGGTAGATTGCATGGAGGTATTGATGTTGGAACACCTACCGGAACACCATTAGCTCTTGCTCATGCAGGAAAAATCATGTATGCGGGATTGAATGGTGGATATGGAAATATGATTGATGCATGGGTTCCCCATCTCAATGTTCAATTTAGATTTGCTCATTTAGTAAAGTTATTTAAAAAAACCGGAGATAATTTTAAAGCAAATGAAATTTTAGGCAAAACTGGTGGTGGTGCCGGAGATCCTGGAAGAGGTAGTTCAACAGGATCTCATTTACATTATGAAATTGATACTCAAAAAAATGGAACAACATATGGTGGATCTAAAAATAAAGATCTATTGTATGATATGGCAAAACATGTAATTCTCGGATCTTCTTCATCTTCATCTAATGGTGAAGGTGGTACTATAATTCCACAAATTAGAGGAAATATGCCATCTGATGAAGTTGTTGGAAGAATATCACATTCTGCAATATCTGATCAAAATGTTTCTACATATTATTATATTCAACCATATGATACTATTCAAAATCAAGTAGTTCCATTTCCGGTTTCAGTGAAAAAAAATTCAAGTATCACTAAACAATCCGAATTAAACCCAATATGGACGAAGTAAATGGATAAAAGTTTAGACCAGGCTAAAAAAATAAAACTAAATGTTTCCAATATTCGTAGTGTTCTTATAAAAGGCAATAAGGATCAGAAAGAAATAAATTTGAGAAAAGAAAGATTATCTGCTAAACAAAAAAGTAAAGAAAAATTTAAAGAGAAAGAAAAAAAATTAGAATCTCCAATAAAATCTTCATTAAATAAAGTTAAGGAATCTGTAGGTTCTCCAACTGGTGGTAGTATTTTCGATAAACTTTTGGAATTTTTAGGATTGACTTTATTGGGAATTATAGTTAATGCTGCTCCTATAATAATTGAAAAAGTTAAGGAAGTTTTTGATATTGTTGTGGAAGTATTTACTCCAATCCAAAGCACATTTAATTTGATAGTTGGGTTTATGACTGGAGAAATTGATGACCCAAAATATGATGCAGATAAAAAAAGAGTTGATGGTGTAATTGAAAAGTTGAATAAACCGGGAGGTAAAGTTGATAAATTGATTAGTAAAACTGGATTATTAGAACCATATATCAGAAAGTTTACAAAAGCTTTGAATATGGGATCAAAAGGTGTTGTTCTTGCAAAACAAGGAGGTATGGAAGGATTTAAAGATACAAAAACTGGAAAATTTACAAAAAGACAATGGACAACTTCTGAAAGAAAATCATATGAATCATCAAAAATAACTAAAGTATCTGATGGAGAAATTGAAACATTACCAGAATCTTCCGGAGAAACCCCAATAAACAGTGATGATCCAAGTGTCAGGATTGATGATCACCACCCAAGATCTCAGGCAGCTAGTCCTGGTGGATCAGGTAAACCATTTGAAGCAGGAACTAGATATAAAAATGGAAAAATCTTCCTACATTGGACTGCTGGAACCTATACGAGTACTTATGGCACATACCATACTATCTTTACTGGTGATGGTAAAGCTCATAGAAAAGCATCTTATGACACATTTAGAAACGGGCATACTTGGGGTAGAAATGATGAAGGTGTTGCACTGAGTATAGCTGCTCTTGGTGACAAAACATCACAAGGTAGATGGCCGAGTAAAGATGATCATGGAAAATATCCAATAAAATCAGTGCAAATACAATCTATGGCAGAAGAAATTGCAAGATTGGCAATTGCATGGGACTGGAAAAAAAGTGATATAAAATTGGGGAGAGTTTATACTCACGCAGAAATTGCTAGGGAAGAGAATCCTCCATATGGTCCGAACTCTCGTGACCCACAGACAAAATGGGATTTATGGAATTTAAAATCAGGTGCGCCAGAGTGGTCAGGTGGACCAGAAATTAGAGGTCTTGCTAAAAAATATTATGATAAAATGAAATCTACAGTAGCAACAGGTGAAGGAGGATCTATTAATATGTTTACACAAGCAAGACCAGACGAAAGAAAAATGGCAGCAATTAATCAACCAATGTACGAAGATGAAGAAGAAATTATAAATGTTTATATACAACCAATAAATAATAAAAGAACAGTATATAATTATCAACCAATACCGGTATAATCTTTCTAAGGAGTATGAATATAAAATAAATGGCAAACCCAGCAGTCGCATCAAAATATCAAAAATTTGAAATTAGTAAGAAAGGAAGATCCTTTCCACTTCAATCTAAAGTTACGAGTTTTGATTATTATGAAAGTTTATTATCTCCTAATATTACCGCCACGGTATCATATGTGGATACTGGATTAGTTGAGGTAGATCAAAATGTTGCGACCTATGATAAGGAGTATGATAAACAAGAAAGACCCGGAACATTATATAATACACTTCCAATTGTTGGTGATGGATCTGAAGAAATTAGATTTAAAATATCATCGGCACTTGGAACATTAGATTTTTCAACAACTCCATTATATGTAAATGGTTCCATCAATCCAGATCAAGATTCAAATCGTGAGTCTGTCATTCTAAGTCTTGTTTCTAAATCTGCGATTAAAAATCAAGAAACCTTTGTGAAGAAAAATTATTCGAAGTCAACCAATAATACACAATCGGTTGAATTGATTGTACGTGATTTATTGGATATTGACAAATTTTATGCGGAGAAAACTTCGAATAAGTATCCGTTTATAGGCAATAATAAATCACCATTTGATGTGATTTGTATGTTAGCATCAAAATCTGCCCCAGAAAATGGAAATCCTGGATTTTTCTTTTATGAGACTCGTGACGGACACTATTTTAAATCAATTGATACTTTGATTGAGCAAAAACCGGTCGCAATTTATTTCCGCAATGATTTCAATAGAAGTAGTGTGAGTGATAATTCAAATGATTTTAAAATTTTATCTTTTAGTATTATTAAAAATCAAAATCTAATCAATGCACTAAAATCTGGTGTGTATTCAAATCGTAGGTGTGTATTTAATCCCAAAACTTTCCTATTAGAAGAAAAACAATTTAATATAGGACCTTTAAAAAAATCACTAGGTAAAAATGAAGCACCGACACCACAAGATAAAAAGCATACTAGAACACTATTCAGTATAAAAGATGTTGGTTGTCTTTCCTCAAAGGTAGAAGAAAGTGATGAAGGTGATGTGAATAGTTATCAAGGTTCTGTTCAAATGAGATATAATTTATTGTTTACACAGATGGTAAAAATGCAAGTTCCTTGCAATCCAAATCTTAAGGCAGGTGATATTGTTAAGTGTAATTTAGAAATTATTACTCCGGGAGAAAAGGAGCAAGGTTCAGTTGATCCTGTAGAGAGTGGTAATTATATGATTTTAGATTTATGTCATCATTATGATCCCCAAAGATCATTTAGTGCAATGACTCTTGTTCGTGATACATACGGTCTATATACAGGTAAAAACTAGAAATGGCAAATAATACTGGATATGATTTTGGTAATAATAAATGGTTTTTAGGACAAGTTCCTCCTGAAAGTAATCAACACTATGGAGTTGAATGGCATGATCAGCATGGAGATAGGGTAAAAGTTAGAATACCCGGAATGCATCCGATGAGAAGTAATGATGATGCATATGAACTTCTTGATAAGGATCTTCCTTGGGCAATTGTTGCAAAACCAACAACACATGGAAATCGTAACTATCAAAGTTCGGGAATTTGGGGTGGAGAATGGGTAATTGGATTTTTTATGGATGAAGATTGTCAGATTCCGGTGATTACACAAGTTTTATCTAATCATGACCCTGGTAAAATTAAAAAATCGACGAATGGAACAACATTAGGACAATCTGTAAGCAGGTATACTCTTGGAAATCCTCCATTCAATGCTCATATCTTATCTCCAAGTGTTCCGAGATCGATGATGACAAAGTTTGATTTGGATAAAAACTTTTTTGATGGTGCCAAAAAGTGAATAAATATCAGGATAAGGAGGCAAAATTATAGATGGCATATACTGAAAGAGAACTTTTTATAAGAACAGTTGCCGCAGAATCTAGAGGTGAAGATTTAATAGGACAGGCTCTTGTTGCTAGAATTATATTAAATCGTGCTGGACTTATACAAAGTGGTGCTGTCGGAAAGGGGACCTTTCTAGCAAATGATGCCAGTATAACCGGAGTCATTTATGGAAAAAATCAATTTCAAGTTGTTAGTGATGGATCAATTAATAATAATTTTTCGCAGGTAGAACTTGATAATGCAGAAAAAGCAATTGCTATTGCTGAAAATCGGTCAGACTTAAGAGGTAGACTAGAAGCAAGAAATACACCTCCGAATGAGATCAACAGTGCGATGGCATCGACTGGTTTTAGAACTGGTTCAGCATTTAATGACCCATCTCAAAATATAAACGTAACTAAATTTGGAAATCATTATTTTAATACTGCTGGAAATAGTAATTTACAGATACCTAATGCAACTGTAAAAACAACAGAAAGTCCAGGATCAACTCAATCTTCTGCACCTGTTGAGACAGCAAAAGATCCTGCAACAAAAGCAACCACCACAAGTGATAACCCTGTGCCGGTCCCGGACAAGGATTTGGAATTTAATAATCCATATTTTCAACTTGATAATGAACGACTTGATGCAGAAATAGAAGCAAATAGAAAACAGATTGCTGAATTAAATGAAAAATCTTCCGATCTTTGGACGGATGAAGAGAAAGAAAAATATAAAATGTTATCTGCCGAAACAGATGCATTATTTGCAGCAAAATTTGGTAATGATTTGCAAGAACAGGCAGATGCTGACGGGTGCGTGGCAAGAGAAACTCCGTTAGGAATGACTTTTAAAAATACTCCTGCATGTGAAAAACTTTTTAATAGTGTTGCATTTAGAGATGCAATCACAAGAATGCAGACAGAAAGAGATCTGCCAGATCCTTGTGGGACATCAGAGATGTCTAAAATCAATACACAACTACAAAAGTTTTTCACAGTCCTAAAAGGAATCAAAAAATATGCCGATTTATATGTAAACGGAACTATTAATAAGATACAAAATCTTACGGCACTTATTAGAAGCACATCTCAAATTATTGGTGCAGTTCTCAAAATTCTTGTTAATCGACTACGAGATTTCTTAATTGATAAAATTAGAGCAGGTATTGAAGATCTTATTCATATGATTCTTCCTACAGTATTAAAATCAATTAAAAATACTATTATTCAAACTGTAATAGACAATATTTTCTGTGCATTTAAAGATGTTATTTCTAATCTTGCAAATCTTGTTGGGGACTTCTTATTTGAAATGATTGGAAAAATTGTTAATGTTCCTTTCTGTGCCGCACAACAATTTACTAATGCACTTGTAAATAATGTTGCAGCAATCGTTGATCAAGCAGTTGGCCCAATCTTAGATCAGATTAATGATGTTCTTGGTGGAGTTACAAAAATTATTGGTAACGTATTCCAGGCACTTGACTACATTTTAGGATTTGAAGCATTCTTATGTGCAAAACCAAATTGTCCCGAGATCAAAAAGTTTAAGGCAAGTCCTTGGGGTGGACCATCTCAATCTCAGATTGATGACTTTGCAGGATTCTTAAGTCCACCATCAGCAGGAGATCTGATTGAAGATGCGACAAAGTTTATTGATGGAATTGAAATCTTTGGAAAACCTCTTGGAGATTCGGCAGGAACTATTCCGTCAGACATCACTAAATGTGACCCAAGTGCTTATAAATGTGGACCACCAAGCATTGAAATCTTTGGTGGTGGAGGAGTAGGTGCAGTTGCCGAAGCTGTTGTAGATAATATTGGAAGAACAATCGGTGTAAATCTTATAAATGGTGGTTCTGGATATACAAGACCTCCATTTGTGTCTTTTGTTGATGGTTGCGAAGATACATTTACTAGTGGATATTCAGTAATTAGTGAATCTGGTGGAACCGGAACTGGAACTGGTGGAACCGGAACTGGAACTGGAACTGGTGGAACCGGAACTGGAACTGGTGGAACCGGAACTGGAACTGGAACTGGTGGAGAAGTTATTGATATAATACTTACAACAACACCAGTTGCACCACCAACAGACGGTAGAACTGAATTTGATCCTCCATCAGATACTGGTCAACCGAGTGGAAATGATTTTGTTGTTTGTTTAGAAGGGTTTAGAATTTTGGATACTGGTATAGGATATACTACAAATGATAATATTATAATTACTCCAGATATTCCAGGACTTGAGGCAACTGTTCAAATGACCGAGTTTGGACAAATTGTCAGTATCCAAATCGGAACAAATGCATGTGGTCTTCCAGGGTATCCAGATATTGAAATAAATAGTCCAACAGGTGAAGGAGCTATTATTGAACCAATACTATCATTCACTCGTGTTTCAGACTTTGATGAGTCTGCAGATGATGTCCAACTATCACTAGATGGACCAATTGATACATTAAGAGGAAGAAGTGTGTTAGTAGAAAGAGGATTTACAAGAAAAGATCTTGTCCGTGTTGTTGATTGTGTGAGTTAAATGGTAAAACCAACAAACCCAGAAGTTATTGTTTCAGATAACCCATTTGGCACCATTATTATGGGTCCGGTTGGTGAGCAAGATAAAGTTGGTGAAGACATTGACACCAATAAAATTGAGATGCTGAAAAGTGGATATTGTCAGATACATAGTCTCAATGGAAGTAATACGCAAATTGTTCCTGGTTGTTCTCATGAAATTTTAGGAACTAATCTTGCTCAGGGAAGAAATGAAGACGAAAAAGAGAATGTTGCCAAGTCAATTGTATGTGAAAATGGTGATATTGTATTAGATGCCGCAAACGGAAATATCAAACTAATTGCAAAAAATATATACATTGAAACTGTTGGTGATAAGAGTGACGGATCAATCCTAATCAAGGCAAATGATCACATTACAATGAAAGCAGATGAACAACTCAATCTTGCCGGTGGTAAGGTTTGTGTAACATCTGCCGATAGTATAACTCTAAATGCAAAGGGTTATTTGAGGTTATTATATGCCGATGTTATTCAGGGTTCGCCACTTTCAGGAATACTAGGCACATTTATTCCTGGTCCCGTTGCCGACTTAATTACAGATATTGCGGAGACTTGTAAATAATGGCTTTTCAAAGTTTAGATAGTGGAACTGTAGATGTAATCCATCCTATATTAGGAAGTGCATTAAATATACCAAAAGGTTTTTGGGAACCGGGATCAATTGCGGCACATAAGGGACACTTTGGACAAGGTGCATTAACAGTTCCTTTTAGTGCTGCACTTGTAGCAGGACCATCATTAACATCACCATTAAGTTTCAATTCTATTGGTCTTGATGTTCATACTGGTGTATGGAATACATTAGGAACAGATGTGAGACTTGGAACTGATGTTTCAATTGGACCATTGACTGTTGATTATAGTGCCATTTTTTCCGAATTAAATGGTCTCAAATCTTCGGTTACTCCAGATTGGGGAGCTACAGCACCTATTATTAAGAGTAATGGAGCAAGCATTTTTCAAAATAGTCCATTTGGAAATCTAAATGGATTTTGGATGTATAATGGTTCATTTGTTTCAACTGGACCACATACATCCGATATAAGACTCAAGAAGAATATAGAACCATTGACAAATGGTCTGGATAAGATTATGAAGTTGAATCCAGTGACCTTTGACTGGGATGAAACAATTGTTCCAGATCTTGCCGGAAAATATCCACATATGGTTGGATTGATTGCACAAGAAGTTGAGGAAGTTGTGCCAGAAGTCGTTTATAAAACGATGGTAAATAGTGTCAAAGATGGAAAAGAAAAGGGACGAATTTATAAAAGAGTTCTTTATGAAAATTTAGTTGCTCATTTGATTGATGGGATGAAAGAACAACAAAAACAAATTGAAGAATTGAAACAACGAGTATCTGAATTGGAGAATTGAAGATGGATGAATCATTAAGGAATAGAGCAAGAGAAGTCTTTGAGAAAGATCAAAAGCAACTAGATGATGCATTTGAACCATCATCTGATGTGAAAGCAGTTGGAATTGTCTCCTCAATAACTATTACAGAAAATGCTGACGGAACATATACAAAGACTGTAAAAGAAGAAAAAGCAGAAGATCTTTATTTTGATGATAGTGTTGTAGGAAAGGCTGAGAATCAAATAAAAGAAGATGCCGAAACACTTCAAGAATTCTGTAAAGAATTTGATGATCAAATTATTTCTTATAATGCCGAAATTAATGCAAAAAAACAAGAAATAGTAACCTTATCTGCAGAAGCACTCGAACGTAATTGTTGGTCAGGTATTGTTTATACTGCAACTACTACGGGAGGAGTAATAGCAAGTACAGGTGTCGGTGCCACTACAGAAAATGTTGGAAATTATACTCTTATTGAAGATCGAGATGCACTTGAGATCTATAAAAAAATGGCAGGTCCAAATTTAGATTATGGTGCAGAAAATCCATTTGATCCAACCAGTATTGTAACTTTAACCTCTTCTTACTCTGGATTTGGACATGAAAATATTCGAGATAATGGAAAAACTGTATCTAGTGATAATACTACAGAAGTGAGTGCAGATGATTATAATGTTGGAGGGGGAGGAGATGGCAGTAAAGAATATCTTACAAATTTTGAAACCTCCCCTACAGTAGGATCAGGTCAAAATGTATCATCAACATCTTCAAATCATATTGGTCCAAGAAACGTAGGTCCATTTAGTGCCTATGCTGGTGTTGGTGTTGCACCATATGCGACTAATACATCACTGACGGGAACTGCTGGTGCAAATAAATGTGTTGCTATTGCAAATTCTATTTCAACATTATCGTCAGAAATCACATCTCTCCGAACTCAAAGAGATGCTGCTGTTAATAGATCAAATCTCAATAAGGTAAAAGAAAAGAAGATGGAAAAAGAGTTGCAAAACTGGGGATCGAATAACGTTAAATCAAAACAAACTCAAAGAAAAACCTCAAATGCAGACGTAATTTCTGCCGTAGACGCAATGATTTGACCACTTCCCCGACTGGCACACTTGACACCGGCACTCAGATGCCTTATAATAACAAGGTAAGCAACCAAGGCACCATGCAAGACGAGTTTCTCACACGTTGTGTTGTAGACCCCACCAAACGCACAATCTACATCTATTCCAGTGAAGGAGACACCAAAGAAATTGTTTGTGATACTGTAGATCAGTTCATGAATGTTCTTGAGGTCATCCGTAATACTTGTCCAGAAGATGCCTTGGTTTATGCAGAACCACTGGAGGTGTAAATGGAGATTTTTACCCTGAAAGAATGGGAAGACAATTTTGATGAACTCTTAGAAAGAGTCGAAAACGGTGAAACCATAGGTATTGTAAGAGAAGATGGTAAGGCAGCAGTCATGATGCCTGCAGATGATGAACTAATACGAATACACACTGAGAACAATAACGAAGCTCAGTAGTTCATCATCAGGGAGTGTCGCATAATGGTTAATGCGCCCTGCTTATAACGGGGTCATCCGAGTTCAATTCTCGGCATTCCTATTAGTGTAGTTGTGATGTAAGAAAACACGCCTCTTCGGAGAGTATTGCAGGTATCAAACCCTGTCATCTACACTATCTGCTTCCTTAGCAATCTGGTGAATGCAGCAAACTCATAATTTGCCTAAGGAGAGTTCGATCCTCTCAGGAAGCATTAGGAACTTGAGACGTTCCAACCAAGGTGCTCATCGGTTCGGATATACCGAAACCCTGTAAGTGAGGATAAACCCCCTTGGATATTCACAACGGAAATTGTGTCTTACTCCATTATAAACTGTCAGTATACTGGGTGTAATGCCCACATAGCATACGGATAAGTGTAATGCCTTGCGAGTATGGCGGAATCGGTAGACGCACCAGACTTAAAATCTGTTGAGCATTGTGCTCGTGGGAGTTCAAGTCTCCCTACTCGCACTCAGGGGAAGGAGTTAGCCCCACTATATGTAAAGTCACTCTGCGAGAAATGAAGATTATATGATAGGGTTTTCTTTTGGTGAGTGACTAACATGAGGTTCCTGGTGGTGCGGGAACCTTTTTTTATGAAAATAAATAAAAGAAAGAATAATATTATTATGTCTTATACAGTAACCACAAAGAATTGTTGGTATAATGACTATAGGATGATAGTCAAGATGTTCTTCTTAAATGATGTTCCATTTACATTTGATGATTTGCCTGTGGGTTATTTTTATGATCGAGAAATAATAGAAGAAGCAGATAACAATAAAGAATATTCTGTAGAAGATATTTACAAAGGATCTAATTATTTGATTATGGAACAGTGTCATCCTTGCTTTGATGATATTGAGATATTAAATCCAGAGAACTTACCAGAAGAAATACAAAGTTTCTATAATGGAGAAGAGGATTTACTGAGATAAATAAAATATAGAAATGTCCTAGAAATCGTAATAAGATGCCACTCAATAAGCTTGACAATTTCATTAAGAATACTGAAGGTCGTATACTATATGTAAGTCCATCAGATTTAGACTCGACTGATAGTATTGATAATCAAGGTAATTCACTTGCTCGTCCATTTAAAACAATTCAAAGAGCAATTATAGAATCGGCAAGATTTTCATATGTCAAAGGAAGTAACAATGATTTAATTGAAAAAACCACCATCCTCTTAATGCCTGGTGAGCACGTAGTTGATAATAGACCGGGATTTTATATTAAGAATGTGAGTGGAGCATCTCAAGTTGTTTCTCCTGGAGGAGCATCAAGTGCAGCACAAACAACATTAGATTTAGATCTTGCTAGTAATTTTGATTTAACTCAAGAAGATAATATTCTTCATAAGTTTAATAGTGTTAATGGTGGAGTAATTGTTCCTCGTGGAACTTCAATTGTTGGTCTTGATTTAAGAAAGACCAAAGTGCGCCCACTTTATGTTCCCAATCCAACTGATGTTAATGTACCAAATTCTGCTATTTTCAGAATTACTGGTACTTGTTATTTCTGGCAGTTCTCTTTCTTTGATGGAAATGAATCCGGAACTGTTTATACTGACTCAACAAACTTTTCTGTAAATAATAAATCAAAACCAATTTTTTCTCACCATAAACTAACTTGTTTTGAGTATGCTGATGGTGTTAATCAAGTAACTGGTTATGATTTAACTGATCTTGATATGTATTATGCGAAACTTTCAAACGCATATAACACATCATCAGGAAGTCCAGATAGAAATATTGATAGTAAGTATCCTCAGGATCCTGATGGATTTGCAAAACAAAGACCTGAATGGGAGATTGTTGGAGCATTTGCATCAGATCCAATTTCAATTTCTGCAATCGAAGCAGGATCTGGTGGAACACCGAATAATCAGGTTACAGTAACAACAACAGTAGATCATGGTCTTACTGTAGGAACACCAATTAAGATTAATGGTGTCTCGCCAACAGATTATAATATTTCAACAAAAGTTCAAAGTGTTGATTCATCTAATGCAAGAATTTTTACTTATCTTCTTCCAACATTTAGAAAGAATCTTCCAACACCAGGAACTGCATCTGGAGCATCAGTAACAATTGAAACTGATACTGTATCTGGTGCATCCCCTTATATCTTTAACATCTCATTACGTTCTGTTTTTGGAATGAATGGAATGTTGGCAGATGGAAGCAAAGCATCTGGATTCCGTTCAATGGTTGTGGCTCAATTCACTGGAGTCAGTCTTCAAAAGGATGATCGTGCGTTTGTAAAGTATGATAAAACTTCTAGAGGATATGCTGGAATTAATATAACCAAACAATCTGGTGCAGATTTATCGAATGGATCATCATCTACAAATCCAGATCAAGTATATCATTTAGATTCTAATGCTGTTTATCGTCAAGGATGGGAGCAAACTCACATTCGTATCACAAATGATGCAATTCTACAAATTGTTTCTGTTTTTGCGATTGGATATAACAAACACTTCTCTATTGAAAGTGGTGGAGATGCATCTATTACTAACTCAAACTCTAACTTTGGACAATTGTCTTTGATTGCAGATGGATTTAAAAAAGAAGCATTTGCTAAAGATAATAAGGCATTTATTACAAATATTATCCCTCCAAGATCAACAAATGAAGCAGAAGAAAGTATTGATTGGTTAAGTATTGATGTTGGAGTTACCACTGCAGTTGGAGTTTCAACTCACCTATATCTTCGTGGATTTGAGTCGGAAGATAGTATTCCACCAGTTTTGACTCAAGGATACCGTATTGGTGCAAAAGTAAATGATAAGTTATTTGTAAATGTTGGTTCAGGAACCAGTGAAGCAAACATTTATATGCAGGATGGATTAACATCATCCACTAAAGAATTTAATGTTACTGCCAGTGCAGATAGCAAGTTGACTATTGGTTTAAATAATGGATTACAAACTGGAGAAAAAATCATTCTTCTGAGTTCTTCTGCCGATTATCCAGAAAATATTGATGCACATAAACCATACTATGTAATTTCCCTTTCTGATGCGACAGATGTTGCTGATAGACCTAAAATTCAATTAGCATCAACAAAAACAGATGCTGATAATAAAAATTTCATTATTTTTTATGGGGGCACTGACCTTAGAGTTGTAAGCAGAATTACTGATAAATCTGCCGGTGATGCTGGTAGTCCGGTTCAATTTGATTCTACACAAAATCGTTGGTATATTACGGTAAACACTACGAATGGAATTTATTCCACTTTAAACACTTTAGGTGTTGCAGGTATTGGTGCAGAAACTAATCCTACATTTATTAAGAGAGCACCAGACAATAGAAGTTTGGATGAAAAGATTTATAAGTTCAGAGTTGTTATTCCAAAAGAACTTATAAATGCAAAAACACCAGAATCTGGATTTATTATTCAAGAATCCAGCACAACCGGTGTCAGGGAAAATACAGACTTTACTTTATCAACAATTGGTTTAAATGATTTTGAATATAATAGAAATCCAAGATTTATTTCGGCATGTTCTCATAGCACAAATACTTCAACTGTAATTACAGAACTTCAACATAATCTTGATGTTGGGGATCAAATTATTATCACTAATGTAACAGATACTAATAACACTGTTGGTTCTGCGACTAGTGGATATAATGGAACATTTACTGTTGCAACAGTAAGCGCAGACAATATGTCATTTACATATTCAAATACAACTGGAAATCCTGGATTATTCAATAACAACACAAGCACCAGAAATCTAAGTCTTCCAAGATTTCAAAGAAATGATTTGCAGAGTAACTTCTATGTTTATCGTAATGAAGTAATTAATGAATATGTTGAAAATCAACAAGATGGTGTTTATCACATATATGCACTCAAAGCAGACAATAAAATTTCTGCAGAATTTACAGAATTGGAGTATGGTCAAAATGTTACTAATTTATATCCTCAAACTGATAGAGACAATGTAAATGATAATCCAGGATCAACTAAGTCAAGAGCACTTTCTTTTCCAATTGGTGATGTTAATACAAGTGATTTAAAAGGAAGTATCACCAGAGAATCTGCAGATTCTTTCATGACAAAACTTGGTGGCGGTCTTATTGTAGATTCTGTTTCACCAGATAGTGGTGGTATTTCAACTATAACATTTACTAGAAATCATAAATTTGCCGGTATTTCTACTGCGACACTTACTAGTGCAGGATCAGGAACAAGAACTAATGGGACATATTATAATGTAAAACTTTACAATGAAAATACATATTCAACTTGGAATGGTGCCACTGCACAAGTTGTCGTATCTGGTAATACTATTAATAGTTTCCATATTCAAGCACCTGGATCCGGATATTCTAATTCAGATACACTTTTCTTTGACAATGCTTCAATAGGTGGAAATCAGGATGGTTCTGTTACGGTATCAAATTCTGGTATCTCAACAAATGTTGGGGATGTAGTTCAGATTACTGGTATTGCAACAATTTCTGATGCATATTACAGAATTACTAATGTTCCAGGTGCAAATAAAATTGCAATTGCTAAAACTTCTGGTGATCCCTCTACTTTCCAAGGAAGCATTCTTCTTTCCAGTGGACCTTCAATTTCAGTAAGTTCTTCTACATTCCTAAGTGGTATTACAACCTTTACGTGTTCATCTGCACATGGATTGATTTCTGGTAATAAGTTTAGAGTAATTGATGCAAGTAGTAATAATCTTGGGGATTATCTCGTAAAATCTAAAGTAAATTTGAATACATTTACTGCAGAAACTACTACAGCACTAACAAGTCCAGCATTTCTATTAAAACATAATTTTTCATCTAATTCAGGTGTATCAGATTCAAGTTCAGAAAATCTTGCAGGTAGGCAAAATACCTTCTATAGTGGAGATACTTTCGTTATCAATAATGGTGGAAATACTATAGGAATCAATACTACTTTAATTCCTCTTTCCCATCCAAAATCTGGAGTATCTGCTGGTGTTGGACTTACTGAAAGATTGCCAATAGGATCTTATATTCAAATTGATGATGAGATTATGAGAGTCGCATCAACATCGATTACGGGTTCAGATAAACTGACCGTTCTTCGTGGTGTTTTCTCATCAAATGTTGGAATACATTCCGATACTTCATTAGTCAAAAAAATTAATGTAATTCCTGTTGAGTTCCGCAGACCATCAATTATTCGTGCATCGGGACATACGTTTGAGTATCTTGGATATGGTCCAGGTAACTATTCAACTGGTCTTCCACAAGTTCAAACAAGAACTCTGACAGAAAAAGAAGAGTTCTTAACACAATCTCAAGAAAGATCTGCTGGTATTGTTGTTTATACTGGTATGAACAACAGAGGTGACTTCTATATTGGTAATACCAAGAAATCTTCTTCGACTGGTGAGGAAACTTCATTTGATACTCCAATTCCGACAGTTACTGGAGAAGATCCCGCAAGATTGAGTGCAATCTTTGACGAAATTACTGTTAAGGAAAGAATTGTTGTTGAAGGTGGAGATTCACGTCAAATTCTTTCACAGTTTGATGGACCTGTTACCTTTGGTGGTGAAGTAAGAATTAAAAATACACTAGCACTTATTGGTAAATTAAGAATACTTAATACTACAAATAGTACCGGTATTGGAAATGGTTCTGTTGTGATTGATGGTGGTGTTAGTATTGCTAAAAATCTTTTTGTTGGTGGCAATACAAACATTACAGGAGATTTTGATGTAACTGGAAACACTACTTTTTCAACTATAGTAGCAGCAGGTGCAACATTTGGCAATATTCAAATTGCCCAGACTGATGATAATACTATTGATACTTCATCTGGTGATTTTAAAATAAGTTCTATTGTAGGATCACTTGTTGCAATTCAAACAAATACCACAATTACTGGTATTTTGAGTGTAACTGACGATATTACAGCATTCTGGTCCTCCGATGAAAGATTAAAGGATAATATTACTCCAATCCATGATCCTCTATCAAAAGTCATTTCAATCAGTGGTAATACATTTGATTGGAATGATAAGTCTAATAAGTCGGGAAATGATGTTGGATTGATTGCACAAGAGATTGAAAAAGTTCTCCCAGAAGCAGTTACAACAAGAGACAATGGATACCTTGCAGTTGATTACCATAAGGTTGTTCCTCTGCTTGTAGAGGCAATTAAAGAACTCTCTGGTAAGGTCGATGCACTTGAACAAAAATTACAGGATAAATAACTCTAAAGCTTATAATAATGGCAAATATTAGGAAGTCATTTAATTTTAGGAATGGTGTTCAGGTTGATAATGATAATTTCATTGTAAATTCGAATGGTCTGGTGGGGATTGGAACATCTATCCCTACTGAATCTCTCGATTTGATTGGAAATGCAAAAATTACTGGATTTACAACAACAATAACCTTAGGAGTTGCACAGACTGCAAACTTTTATAATGATCTAAAAGTGGGACCAGTCAATATAGATCCTAGTAGTGGAGTAATCACAGCAACAAAATTTGTTGGAGATGCCTCCGGTCTTCAAAATATTTTCGCAATTTCAACAACTGGTTGGATTTCACAAGGAGTAGGATTACATACATTTAGATCGATTGGTATTGGAACCACAAATCCAGTATATAATTTACAAATAGGAGGAGACCCTGCCACAGCAACTGGTGCGGGTTTTGATGGTGGAAATATTCTTGCAAGTGGTATAGTTACTGCAACTAGTTTTGTTGGAAATTTAACAGGTAATGTAACTGGTAATGTAACTGGTGTAGCTGCATCTGCAACTAAACTTGAAACTGCGAGAGATTTTAATATCACTGGTGATTTAGAATCAAGCACTATATCTTTCGATGGAACAGGTAATGTTAGTTTACCATCTGAACTGTCATCTAGTTTCAGTGCAAATACAAGTGGTATTGTAACTGCGAGTAAGTTTGTTGGTCCTACAGAATCAACAACATCAACGATTACTACCGGAACAATTACCACAGGAACAATCACGAATGCAAACATCACTAATGCTGATGTTGGTATTGGAACCTTTGATGATTTAAGAATCAATAAATCTGCTGCAGCAAGTCTTGTTGTTACGAGTACAACAAACTCATCTGTAAGTATTGGTGAATCTGTAGGTGCAGGTAATAGTAGTGCCCAGTTACTCTATACACCAGGCACAGGACGTTTGGATATTAATAACTACGATGTTGGTGGAGTCAGTATCAATCTTCATGAAGGGACTGGTACAGGCACAACAGAAAGTTTCAATGTCAACTATGACAATTCAACACAGTTTGAAGTCACTTATGATGGAAAAGTTGGTGTAAATCGTGGTGGTGCTGCATTAGAAAATAATTTAGAAGTTGGTGGTGATGCTCTTATTACTGGAAATTCTCAAATTGTAGGTATACTTACAGTCGGAACAGGTTCAGAACAAGTAACTCTTGGTGATGGTAGTCCTATACCAGTTTCAGATAGTCAAAATTTTAATACTTTAAGTGGAATTAGCACATTTAATAAGTTGAGTGTGCAAGATATTCAAGTTGGAGGAGGAATAACAGTATCTTCTGATGTTTATGTTGGAAATGACGTTGGTATAGGAACAACAACAAACGTTGGTTTTGCTACTGGAGGTATTAATCCAAAACTTCAAATATTTGGAGTAGCATATTCTACAGAAGGATTCATATCCAAGCAGACACTTGGAATTACAACAAATATTGACGGATCTTTTCAATCAGATCCTAGAACAATTCCAAGTGATTTAGGTTCAACAATTCCATTCTTGTCTTATGGGGATTTCCAAGTTGATAGTGGTGCAGCAGGATTTATTTCATCTAATTTTCTAATAGTTCCTACAGTTGGAGTTGCTACCGTAGGATTTGGATCAACTAATCTTGGAATAATTTCAAAAAATCATATACCAGGTGGAAGTGAATCAGAATACTTATCATCAGTTGGTGTCAATACTTACTTTGCAAGGTCTGTATTTGATGTAGGAACTGCTTCTACATCGATGAATAGTTATTTCATTCCTCCATCATTAACAGAAACTCAGATAAGTGTTGTTAGTAATTTATGGCAGAATCCATCTGGATTTGGGACAGTACTTTCAAGAAAAGTTACTCCAAATGGACTTGTTCCTGGAGGATTAGTATATAACTCCTCAAGAGATAACATCCAGATTAGAAATACTGCATCATCATTTAGAAACTTAAGTCCTGTTGTTGCATTTGGAACTATTGTTAGTGGTGCAGTACCAACTCCTGCTGACGGATATAATTTGGATGCTCCAGCAAACAGCACTAATGATGCAAACTTTAGTTTTAGCACTGCATTACAATCAGCAAACTATACGGTAATTGTTTCTAATACCGGAACATCAACATTTACTGTTCCTGAAGTGAATAAAACAACTGCTGGATTTAAAATTACTTTTAGTTCTAGTGCTAGCACCAAAAGTTACTCTGTAATGATACTTCAAGTATAAGGACTTGACAAGACTCTAAAAACCATGTAGACTACCTTTGTTAGGGTTGAAGAGGAAGCTATAAGACACTTTAAGAACCGTCTACCAGGTCGCACTGGGGACGGTTTTCTGCTATAATAAGAAGGTAATCGAGGGACACCTTTGACCATCACTCTCAGACCCCATCAACGCAAAGCACTGAATGAGATGCTGGCATATGACAAAGGTCAGTTGATCATCCCTACGGGTGGTGGTAAGACCTTGTGTATGATACATGATATTGTTGAGAATCAAAAGTATATTGATAATGGTTCTACTATTGTTGTTGTAGCACCACGTATTCTGCTTGCAGAGCAACTTTGTAGTGAGTTTCTTGAGGTAATTGATACAACTCACACACATGTGATGCATGTTCATAGTGGTGAGACTTCACACTTCTCCACAACAAAAGCAGAAAAGATCAATCTTTTTGTAAATACTGCTAGAACTGCTGGTGAGAATGTAGTAATCTTTACCACATATCACTCTCTACATCGTCTTGTAGAAGCAGATATCGAAGTCAACACGATTTACTTTGATGAAGCGCATAACTCAGTCCAACGTAACTTTTTCCCTGCTACGGAGCACTTTTCTGCTGATGCTGATCGGTGTTACTTCTTCACTGCTACTCCTAAGCATTCTCTCTCTATTTACAAGCCAGGGATGAATGATTATGAGGTCTACGGTAAAGTCATCTGTAACATTCCTGCTCCTACATTAGTAGAGCAAGGATACATTCTGCCACCTAAGGTTGTTGTAAAGCAACTGGATATGGTTCAGGACAAGCAAATGATTGCCGACCGTGATTGTCAGAATCTGATTGAGACAATTGATGAGAACTCACTGGATAAGATTCTGATTGCCGCACGTTCTACCAAACAGATTATCAAACTTCTGAGTCAATCTGATTTCCGTAATGAACTAGCAAAACGTGGTTATTCCTGTCTGTATATTACATCCAAGACTGGTGCAATCATTGATGGTCAGAAAGTCAATCGTGAGGTATTCTTTGATACTCTGAATGCATGGGGTAAAGATCCTAACAAAAAGTTTGTTGTTCTTCATCACTCTATTTTGTCTGAAGGTATCAACGTCAGTGGACTTGAGGCGGTGTTGTTCATGAGAAACATGGACTATATCGGTATTTCGCAAAGTATTGGACGTGTGATCCGTCTAGGAGGCACCCAGAAGACCTTTGGACTGGTCTGTGTTCCAGTTTATGATAAAGTGGGCATCAGCACTGCTAAATCCGTTCAGGCAGTCGTTGACACCGTGTTTAAGCAGGGTCAACCTGCCATCTCTGTTATCCGTCGTTGAGGTCATTATGAACACTAGATATCTAAAACAAAAAGGAAGAATGTTTCAACAAAAAATCAGAGATCTCATCATTGAATCTTTTGGTCTTCCACAAGAAGATGTAAAGTCTTGTAGTATGGGTGCTGGTGGTGTTGACATTCAATTATCATCTCATGCTAAAAGAGTTTTTCCATTCTCCATTGAATGTAAAAATGTAAAAGGTTTATCTGCACTATCAACTTATTATAAACAATCAGTTTTAAACTGTGTTAAAGAAACAATCCCTGTTCTTGTGTGTGAGATGCCAGATGGAAAACCTTTGGTTACAATGTCATTGGAAGATTTTTTCGAAGTTGTACGTCGTTGATATTGTGCTATAATATCCAGGTAATCTAAGATTATTATTCAAATGAATCCTTCAAAATACATTACATCCTCCATGCGAACTACCATTTACAATTCGGATGGAGAACATCTTAACAAATCCATTAAACATGGTGCAGTTTGTCAGGGAACTACTGGTCGAAAATTTAATAAAAATCAACGTGTCATTGTTGCAGATAAACGCAATGATGGTAATTATGATCTTGGATTTGGTGTTGCAACAGGAGAACAAATCGAAGTTGATGCTACTAAAATTTGGAAAAATTGGCAAGATCATCCCAATTCTGTGATTAATTGTGTTTCTTTTTTTGCAAAAGTAGAAAACGTTCCCAGACACATGGTTAATCCTACACAAACTGATATTCCTAATCATCTTCGGGAACCTTTGTGGACTCTTTCTGCCAATTAATAAACTGGCACACTCTGCTTCCGACTTTGCCTCACTCTGCTATAATACAAAGGTAATCAAGGGAACACCACCATGAAATGCAAAGTTCAACTCTATGTTGCTGGCACCGTATTTGATGAAGTTGTTGTTGCACGGGACTATGAAGATGCAAAAAAAACTGCCCTTGCACGTAATCCTACAGCAACAATTGTGAGTGTCACTGCCGTTTTCTAATGTCCAAGTTTCTCAAACCCCATGTTCATAATCAGAGTCTCCTGAACCCAAAATCAGGAGATCCTGACGGTTTTGTATCTAAAGACGGAATGTGGGCTGCTGTTCCACTAGCGGGAAAGAAGAAAGGGTTCTGTATTATACATAATGGTAGTCAAGTGCATAATGTAAAAACGTATAAGCAAGCACTTGATTATATCAAAAAGTATTCTAAAATCAAAAAGAAAGCAACCTCTTCTCTTGAACAATTTCTATGACTGATAAACAACAAAAGCGCAAAGATGCACTTGGACTTTTTTATGAGAGTGTATTGAAACCAGATCATGAACTCAGAAAATGTGCTCACAATCAAGAATGTTTCTTTGAGTTGATGGAATGGAGAGCAGATATATTAGAATATCTTGACCGTTGTAGAAATCAGGAGTTTAACCAATGACAGCACAATATGTGCTTTTTTTGGTATTTGGAGTTATTTTATATGTGATAGTCATTGATCCAAATGTCGCAAAAGCATTTGATTATGTTCTTCAGTTAGTGAATACAAACATTAGAAAGGAATTGTGGTGGTTAAAAAATAATCCTGCCAATCCTGTGGTAAAATATATGATATACCGTAAAAATCTCAATCTTGCAAAGGAATTGCGAGCAAAAATAAATAAACACCTAGAGGCAAAAGAATAATATGCTGTCTACAAACTACCGTCTTCGGTTAGAATTTATTTGTAAATGTATTGCAAATAACGAAGAGGTAAAACTTGATGATATGGTATGGGCACAAAAACTTGCGAAAGCAAACACAACTGCCTATGAAATGTTGAAAAAAGCAAGAAGACAATCTTCACAAAACATTGAGGAAGGTAGTATGGATGATTTTCTTAATCGGATGGGGTTAGGTGATCCCGACCCATCCGAATATAAAACGGGATTTGGATCTGCTGATGAAATTGTAGATTGGTTTAATCATGAAAAAAGAGACGATTGGAGGCAAAGAGATTAAAATGCAGGCAGTAATTTACAGCAACGGAAGTCAGGAGTGTGAGAGAATGGCATCTCTCATAAAATTTCTTGGGGATAACTTTCATGAATATGTGTTAGGTGTTGACTTTGATGATAAGGCATTTGAGTCAGAATTTGGTTCAGAGGCAACATATCCTCAAGTATCAATCGGTTATCATCACATTGGTAGCATGAAAGAAACACTTCAATATATGAGTGAGAATGGAATGTTTGTATGAAACCCCTAATCCTTATTGCTTGTTTTTTACCTCTGGTATTGATTTGGATCGTTATGAAACTTTCACTGTGGATTGCAGCTGTTAACCAAGAACAGAATTATGTCCGAACAGAATCCAAAAAACCACACGGACCATATGTGGCAGATGCATATGCGGATGTTGATGAGGAGGAAGAAGAATATGGAAACCGCACAGATTATCGATGATGCTTTATATGAATATTATGCTGTAGAACAAGGTAAACCTGTCCCCAATTGGAAGTATATGAAAGATGCTGATTGGTGGATTGATTATCTTGAAAGTTTAGGTATTGACCCAAGAAATCCATAGTGTTAAATATAACACAAGTTGCACTGAAGCAATGGATCAGAACTTAAATTGGAACTTACTGCATCAGTTTGCAAAAGAACTGGGTCAAGAAGGTCATGACTACAAAATACATAAGAGATCCTTATCAGACACAGTGAGCACACACAAGGAAATTGTGATAGAATATGGGTATAAACAAGAGAAACCTGATGCCCGATGAAACTTGGACAGTCATGAACAATCTTGAGCAATCATTTTCCCGAATTTCTACAGTAGAATTTATGTTGGATGAATTGCAAGAGGCTGTAGATGAACAAAATCAAATGAAAATTGTTGATATTTGTTATGCACTAAACTCTTTCCTTCCAGTTTATACTGAAAACTGGGATAAAAACTTTAAGAAAGCATGGGAACAGGTTGTAGTATGATACCAGTTTTTGTTGATGATCCTAACACATGGACCAAAATACAGGTTCCACAAGAGATTGTGAGAATTTGTGAGAATTTTACGGCACTTGATCCCTATAATGAAGAGAATACAATCACTGAGAAGTTGAGATTGATTGATTGTTATTGGTATAATATGGGATACTATGATATTGCTCCCCCACTCTTTCCTTTGTTTAAATAAAATGATCAATCCAATCTCCTATGTAAAGAACACCAGAACTTCTTATTCCAAGTTCTTAGAAAAGAGTGTGAAGGAAGTTCAGGTTCAGTTTGATGATGAAAATCCTGCATGGATTCCTTATGATACTTTAATCGCAATAGATCGCATGATTACAAATGAAAAAGAATGATGTTATAGAATACACGGGATGCTCTGAAGAGCAAATAAGATGGGGAAACAATGATGATCCCACTTCACATCTTATAATTGGTAAAGAATATATTATTGAAAAAGTGGATGTTCGTTCTCAACATACGAAAATAAAACTTTACAATAAGGAGGGATGGTTTAACTCAGTATGCTTTGAACTGAAAGATTCTGGGGTAAATAGTAGTTTAGAATATCTAAAAGACATGGATCCAGATAGCATACAGTTAGAGACCACATCTAAACTCTTTGAATATGAAAAACTATCCAGAGAAATTGAGAACTGTGAAGATCTTGATACAATGAAAGTAATGGCAAGATGCTTTATTAAATTGTATCTAAGACATCAAGAAGTTACAACCCAAATTATGAAAATGCCATGAGTTTAATTGATCCCTCCGACCCATTGTTCTTTACAGAATCATCCAGTGAACCTTATGATCGACATCACTATAAAGTTACAAAAACTGATGGTAAGTCTCTTACAGTAGAATCATGGGAAGAAGCACAATCAATCTGGTGGAATACTCCAACATCTTTTCTCTCTCATATTGATGTGCTAGATAAAAAAGAAGTAAAAGGTTTCAAATGATGAATGATTTTTTAGACAACTTAGGTGCTCAACAACACGAAAAAATGATTGAGAAAAATGCCAGCAAAGAAGACTACTACAACTCGCAAAGCGAAGGCAAAGAGTTCAACAAAAACTCCCAAGAAAAAGAATCTAACACCTGAAGAAATGCATCCATTTAAAGCATTCCCTTATCGATTAGAATACAGGGACGGAAATGAAGATCGAATCTGCCATTTTGATTGTAATGAACACAGACAAGCACACATTAAACGATACAAACTCAGAAAAAACAAATACACAATTAATGATCTCACCGTTGCCTAACCTAATCGCAACGGGCTTGATATTTCTGTCCGTCTTTGCTATAATCCTTGCAGGATACATTCACGGGCACATGAGTATCTCTGCTGTCTACAAAACTTTAAATCCATGACTAAAAAAGAATTTACTGGAAAGGGTGGTGAAACTTGGGAGTGGGAAGAAACTCCTGAGGTTACTGAAGCACTCAAGCAACTTCATGATAGAGTGAGACGTGCTAAACTCAAAGAGCAAGATGATCAACTAAACTATGATACAGGAGGAAAATGAGCGATCAATTTATGAATGACGACGAATATGATCAATTAATGAAAGATGGACTGGAAAGGTACAAGAAAAGAATGAACAACATCAAGGAAGCAAAACTTGATTTTGAAGATATGGAACTTCTTCAATTGGAGTTTTATGTAAGTGAAATGGAGAAAAATTGTTCGATGGGTGGAGAGATCCGTCGTCATGAATCCATTTACAATAAAATCAAAAAGGAACAATCAAGAAGAATTCTTGTTAAACTTGAAGAAGAAGCACTCGGTAAATTTAAATGAAAGATCAACCAATCACAGTCGAAGACTATAAAGAGCACAGTCAAGAGTTCTTTGATAAGTATTTTTATGTTGCCAAAGAACTTGGTGAAGGTGCTAAGGCAGAAGACATCCTTAAAATTATGGAGTCTCTTGCTGGTGTTGTTATGAAGAAAAGATCTGAAACTAAAGTAGGACCTTTTGGATTTAATAAAAAACCACCCGAAGAGAACAATGATTCAGACTGATACAAAACCAGAAGTCATTATACCAGAAGGTGCCGAACTTATTGACGAGTGTTTCTATGTTTGGGCAACTCGTTATGGTTTGTTTTCTTCTATGACCAAAGATGGTCGTCAAATGCTCACTGGTGCCATTAAAGAAAATGTGACTATTATGACACGATGGCACCTTAAGTGTGAACAAGAAGGTTGGCCTGAAGGTAGCACTAGAGTAGTGAATAGTGGCATAGTTAGTGGTAAACTTTAGTATATGAAGGTTAAAGTGTTAAATACTTAAAACATCCAAACAAATCTTAAAGTGGATTTATCCGACAAAAAAGCAACAAAAAAAATTATCAAAAGATCTAAAAAACATCCTGAATGGTATTCTCAAGAAGAAGTTTTATATGCTAAAATGATTAGAAAGCAATTAAAGAAAAATGAAAGACAGTCTGAAAGTAGACCAGAATAAAGACGGAACCTTTAGTCTTGAATGGGATAAAGATGATCCTAATTGGAAGTTCTTAAATGGTATGACAAGTAAGGAAATTCAGGAAATTGTAAATCGAGCAATCAAAGATCAACTTGACTCTTAATAATAAAAAAATGGCACTCTCAGAATCAGTCGAAGCATCACTCAAAGAAGCAGAACAATCACTTCGCAATGCACTTGCATTTGCGGCAAGGCAAGAAAGACCAATGGTTTGCAACAATATTGCAGAGATGATAAGTAAAATAGAATCAGTTATCTCTACTGATGAAATTCTTGATAAACTTGAAAATCGTAATCCTGGAGATAGTGGCATCTTTGACTCTTGGTTTAATACTGATGAATAAATGTGAATAAAAACTTAAATTCCTAGATAATATTGGATTCTAATGTTAGAATATCAACACACCGAAAGAAATCTATGACTTTACCAAAAAACGGCAAGAAATTGACCGAAATGGAGGAAAAAAGCATGAAAATTGCCCTAAAAGAGGCAGATATACGTGCAATTCATCCTGAAAGAATGGAAGCTCTTGCTCATTATTTGGTAGAAAAGGCAAAAAGTCAAAATAAATAAAAGTATAAGAACAGTAGCACAATGGAAAACATCGAAACTCACATCGCCAAGGACAAAGAAATCCTTGACAATCCTATGATCTCTCCCAATCAACGTCGTCACATTGAAGGTGAACTACATGAATTGGAAGAATATGCTGAACATCATAAGAAAGAAATTGAAGCAGGTGATCATCACGATCCGTCATACCTTGAGTTGTTCTGTGATCAGAACCCATCAGAACCCGAATGTTTGGTTTATGAAGACTGATTGAGACAGTTTGAGAAGTGTCACACTGACCCTTACAGGGTCTTTTTTATGCCTTATAATATAGAGGTAATCAAGCAAAGGCACCATGGGTACCCGTTCCCGCATCGGCATCCAACTTCAAGATGAGAGCATCGTTTCTGTTTATTGTCATTATGATGGATATCCTGCGTTCAATGGTAAAGTTCTGCGTGACAACTATGATACCGTTGAGAAAGTAAAAGAACTGATTGATGGTGGTGATATGTCCTGCACCTGGACTAATTCTGGTTGGGGTAATGAAACTCTGCCTGAGTCTGGTGCTCTGTATTATACTATGCGTGGTGAATCTCTTGAAGATAATGCACCACGTCTTGACAAAGATATGGAAGAGTTTTTCTCTGATGGTGAAGAATACTCCTACATCTTCCGTAATGGTAACTGGTTTGCTTATGACATGCATCAGTTTGAAGATATGGTAGCACCAGAACCTGTGGAAATCCCTGCTGGTCCAGTTGCCTAAGTGTCCCAATGCATCCTGAAACCCTCTCAGGATGCCCTATAATATGTTCATACAAGGGAAACCACCATGACTGCCACTTTCACTGACTACGTTGCTCAACAGGATGCACGTAACACCATTCAGTTGAATGTCACCAAGTATGCTCTCATGCTTTGTGATGCACTGCAACAGTCTCATCAGCGTCAACATCCAAATGGTCGTAACTATTCTTATGCACTGATCTCCGGTCGTAAGTATCATAAAGTGATGCAGTGTGTCGATGGTCAGACGGAATCAGTTCATGCCTTCATTGATAAGAAAACTGGTGAAGTATACAAGGCAGCATCATACAAGGCACCAGCAAAAGGTGTTCGTTTCAATCTGCTAATCATCGAAGAACGTGAGTTTGTGTTGGAGAACTGTGATTGGGCAGGTGGTTATCTTTACATTCGTTGATTATTCCCAAATCTTTTCATTAAACACTGAATTATTATGGCACACGAATACGATCTCACGGAACAATCTGATCTTGATATGTTAGATGAGGTTGATGGTGAGTATTACAATTGGGATCAGAATCACTCTGGTTATTTGTGGTTGACTGATGCATGTGTGGAGAAGTATGGATTAGAGAAGGGTATGGATGTAGAACCCATTGACTGGGATATTTGGGATGATGAGTATTACGCTGAATACAAAGAGATGGGATTAAAGTGGGATCTTCCTATTCAACAATATGCCTCAGTGCATGATAAGGATGGAAAGTATCTCCGTGATTGCACCTATGAAGACTGGGAAGTATGTAAGGCAAATGGTATTAAGGAAGAAATGTTAAGTGATGAAGGTTGTGAAATTATGGGATGGTGTGACGGATGATTGTAAATCTAACAAAGAATGAGATAAAGCATCTTGTATATCTTCTGGGTAAAGGAGATGCTGATTATCCTGAATTAAATCAGAATTTACTGAACAAATTAGGATCACTGATTGAAGTCTGTACTTGCAAAGAAAAAAATTCTGAGACTGAACAATGAAAGCATCATCTGATCGATGGATTGTCTCATGGAAACGTGAGAAGAAAAATGGTTACACTTCAACTCAGCAAGTTGTAGTCTATGGAATCAAAAATGTTGAGCACATTATCAATACAATGGTTCCGACAGATGAATGGAGTGTAACACCAGCATGACTGCTAAAGAAAAACTTTTATTCTTATCATCTTTTATCTGGGTTTTACATTGGGGAACATGTCTTACATCTTTCATAGTGGATACGGTTATTCTCAAAAACGGTGTGAGGATATTGCCCATTGGTTTTTGAGTGAATTTTTCCCACGACACAAAATTGTGGTAGAGATTGAACATAAAGGTCTCAAACGTGATGGTGTTGTTGGGTATTGTGATGTGATTGGTAATGATTATCGGCCACGACACTTCTTGATTGAACTTCAGGCACGTATGTCTGAGGAGATGTATATAAAAACTCTTTTTCATGAACTGACTCATCTGGCACAGTGGGTAGGTGGTTCTCTGCGGTTTCATCATGGAAAAATGAGGTATTGTCAGGAACCGGTGGAGAATTATGATTATTGGGATCAACCACATGAAATTGAGGCACGGAAGGAAGAAGTAAGGCTATATGATCAGTGGTTAAATGAGGAATAGAGTGTGCCAGTCGGCAAACCGGTTCAGATGCTTGACATTACCATGAATCGGTGATATATTAGATTCATGGGAGAAATCCCCGATCAACATTAGTCTTTAAGGAGATTGTAATTGTGTCCAAAACAAAAAAGCAAGGTGCAGGAACATCAATCGAGCATTATATTCAAGATGCAGCAGAGATTCGATTGACCGCACGTTTACAAGAAGAGGCAGAGAGATTAGGAGTTGCCTCTAAGAGCATTTCTTCAGAAATCAATAAGGAATTTGAGAAGGCATGTGTAGACGGTAATATTGAGACTAAGTTCTCTAAGAGTAAGTATTCTAAAAATATAGAAGCAACATATCAGTCTATAGTTCAGGATCTTATTAAGAAATATCCTGATCGTAAGTTTTATTTTCAGTGTGTAGATACAGAGTATCGCAATTTAGGAAAGAAAGGTGATATTCTTATTCATTTTGATGATGGTGAGAAAATCTCTGTTAGTGTTAAGAATTATCAGAATGGATATTCTTCTATTCAGGTATGTTCAGGAACATTTAATTCTACATTAAATAACATCTTATTTGATAATACTGATTGTTCTCCTGGAATGTATATTTCACCTTATGGTGTAAAGTTTAAGGGAAGCAATAGAGAGTATCGTGATGGACTTGTAATGAGACAATATCCTGAATTACTTCCTTTCTTTGGTAAGTTGGATAATATTAATGATAGTATTCGTGACTACTATATTAATAGTCCAGAGGCAGAGCATTATGAAAATGTAGCAGATCAGTGGAAGAAGGATTGTTCTTCTGTTGGTACTGAAGTTGCACCTCTTGTTGTTGAGGCACTTTCATTTCTACCTAATGAATCGGTTCTTGGTAGAATGCAGAAAGCAACTGGTTTAGTATCTGATGAGCATCTACTCTGTCTTGGTAAAGGTGAATATCTATTCTCTGTTACTAATGAGGATTATCATAAACTTTGCAATCGTGTAAAGGCAGCAACTCATGTTGAGTTGGAGAGTAGAGGACAATCAGTTTTCTATCATATCTGTGATGCTGATGGTGTAATCATTAGTATTAATCAACCATGCACACTGCAAAAGAATGGAGCATGGTTTGCAACCAATGAACCAAAGTTTGAGGGTGTTCGTGAAAAGAATGATAAAGGTAAAAAGTTTATGCTTAAGTGGGGTCAAAGAAGACCACGTAAGAGTAAAGAACTTGCAACATCTACAAACATGTATCTTAAATTAAAAGACTATATGTAGTCTAATGTTTTGATTTATTAATGAATCTTTCAAACTCACTTGAAAGATTCATATATACATGGTATTCTTGAAACAACCTTTAAAAAAACAATGAGTAAGCATTCCTTCGGCGTAATTAACGCACAAAAATTTCCAAAAGCACCCGATTGTAAAGAGGGGTATGAATGGATTGATGGTGGAGATGTTAAGATGATCCCAATTGAAAATTGGGAGTCTGATTATGAGTGTGATGCAAATACTAAAATAAATGATCACACAAATTATGAAAAAGTAGAGAGTAATTTACAAGCAACGGGATTTGATCATTCTTTTGAACCAGGACATGCAGTTCCTATCCCTGGGACAAATAATGTTTCAGGAAAGAGTGCTAGAACTCGTCATAATATTCTTAAAAACAATGGATATAAGTATTATCCAACTAGGTTAATGACACCTGTTGAGGGATATGATGAAAGAATATCATCATTTTCTGAGGCGATGTCTGCTGATCTGCAACATAAACCACATAGAGAATTGAGTATGAAGCAAATTGCACAACAAATGTGGGCACAAAAAGATAAAGGTATTTCCTGGTATCATGGGCAACCCGTTAATCCTGTGACCGGAGAAATTATCTATGGGGATGATGAATTTGATCATGCTTATGATACAGAGTTTGGAATCAATCAGGTATTTTGGCATAAAGTTCCAAGGGGAACTATCAGAAATTTAGTAAACAAAGGATTTTCCACTGCTGTGAAAATCAATGATAAAGATGAGAGAGTAATTAAGCAAGAAGTCAAAGATCATGAACTTGGAAATGGTAATGATGGATATAAAGTCAGTTTGATTTGTATGGATGACGCTGGCGCAAATGCTCCTGCTAAATTGTGGAATTTGTTTATGAATCCAAATAATAAGATTCGTCACATTATTTTCACTAAAAAAGCACAAACGGCAGAAGAAGTGAAAACAATGAGAGAGACCTGGAGAAAAACTTTGATTAATTATGCAAAGATTGCTATTCAGTTTTCTCTGCAAAATAAATATATTTCTCCCGAAACAAGGGAAGAATTTATTAATGAGCGACTTCATATAATGTTTGCAAATTTTGAACTTTATGGGTATAATCATCTTGAGGATGAGGAAAATTATGTGAAGATTGATATGTTTCGTGAGTATGTTTGATCTAATCTAACAGATAAAGTATAACGACATTATTCTCATTGGAGATTGGTTTGTTTAATTAAATAAATCACCTCTAAGAGAATATGCAGTTTGATATAATAGTAACGAATCCACCATTTCAGGATTCTACCAATAAGAAGAAGACACAACATAAGCTATGGATTGACTTTACACAGAAAACATTCAGTGAGTGGTTAAAACCTGGAGGTATTCTCCTTCAGGTTTCTCCTAGTAGTTTCTTATCACCATCCAGTAAGATTCTGCAACTGTTTAAGTCTAAGGCAGTGAAGTTTCTGAACTTAGATACAAAAACTTATTTTCCTGAAGTGGGAAGCACGTTCGCCGACTATATGGTCTCCAACCGTCCCGGCATCGAAAAAACTAAAGTTGTTACTCAAGACGGTACATTTGACTGTAAAATAGATGATTCAGTGTTCTATTTGCCTATAGATTTATCAGAAAATGCCTTATCTGTTCATAATAAGGTAATGTTTGAGATAAGAGAGCACCTTGATGTAAGATATGATTATGTGACGTGTCATAACGTGAATTTGCTACGGGAGACTGGTATCATCAATAAGTGGGATAACTGTTGTGACATTAAAACTAAACAAGAGTTTATTGATAGTCATCCAATTCTACACACAAACAAACAAACTTGGTATTCACGAATTCGACAGGATTGGGCATCAAAGAAGAAAGTAATGTGGTCACGGAGTGGATATACAAAACCAGTTTATGATGATGGTATTTTAGGTGGTACTGATATGGTATATTATGTGTTGGTGAATGATAAAGAATCGGGAGAGAATCTAACACATAACCTGAATAGTACGCTAATGAAGTATATTCTCAAGACTGCAAAATGGTCTGGGTTTGGTAATGAGAAAGTATTTTGTAGGTTGCCAAATTTACCAATTGATTGTAAAATGAGTGATGATGATGTGTTTGATTTCTTCAACATCACAGAACAAGAGAGAGTGTATGTCAGACAAATTGTGGGATGAAGTAAAGAATAGGATGAATGATCACTCTTATATGGGTGAGATTAATCGTGACGAATACAGAGTCAAAGTAACAGCCGAGGTTTTTACTCCGACTGATTTGGTGATAAGAATGATTCGTGAATGTGGTACGGATGAGTTTGTATCAGGCAAAACAGTTCTTGACCCTGCATGTGGAGATGGTCAGTTTCTAACAGCAGTCAAGTGGGTGAAAGTGTTGTTTCATAATATGAGTGAGGAAGATGCACTTAAAGATATCTATGGTGTGGATATTATGAGAGATAATGTTGACCTATGTAAGAAAAGATTGGGAGGAGGAAAAATATTAATGGGTAATACATTAGATCCTGCAAAGAGATTAGACGGTCAAAGTGATAGTGAACATGATATGATGAAGTTTCTATTTCTAGCACAGACAACGGTCTATAGTGCCGAAGCAATGGACACCTAAACAAGTGGCACAGGGTGTCCTGAAACCCCACCAGGATGCCTTATAATACAGAGGTAATCAAGGGAACACCACTCACCATGCAAATCACCAACAATGTCACCACGGTTGATTTCTTTCCTGAGGCATTCATTGCCGAGGCAGATGAAGAGAAAGGAATGATCACTGTGGTCAAACGTTTTCAGAAACGTGTTACTTTCAATGCTAATGGTCTGAAGTCTTATTCAACTGTGACGGCACTGAATGCACGTAATGAGTGGGACACACGTATTGCGAATGGTGCGGTGGTAACTGATTTCAATCTTGACAAAATGCCACGTTCAGAGTATACTCCTATGGCAGTAGGTTGATGAGTAAGGTTAATTTTATTCAATACATGCTGGCATTTATCATCACGATGTTCGCAATGTCATCTTATTTGATGTTCCTTGCAGAACGTGACACCAAAATGATGAACTATTATGACTCAACAATCGAATCAAGAGTTCGTGAATGACTTGTTTGACAAACTCTTTAAGCACACAGACACGGACATGATTGATTTGCACGATGATGATTCTTGTGATGACCATCTCCAATTTGAAAAACTCATTCTTGACTTCTAATGACTGATCTAACTTTTTCTGGTGTATTTGTTACTTGTGAAGATTATGGATGCATTTATACTGTTTGCACTGAAGGTGAATTGTTTTATGCACCTATTCATAATGATGGAAAGATAGATTTTGATGAATTTAATATGGTAGATTTTTGGGAATGTGATTTGGATGTGGAAGAATTGGAGGAGATACAATCAAAGTTAATTGATATGATGCAAATTGCCGGACTGTATTTCAAATCACAACCAATTGAATTATCAGGAGTTAATGAATGAAAAAGACTGAGATTAATATTGAACTGAATGTGCATGAGTTAGATATTATACTCAAGGCACTTGAATTAGTAGAGAACGGAGATGAGATACAGATCAATCGATCATCAGGTAGTATTGACACCTTGTATGATCGGTTGTATGATTATTATGCCACATTAGACACAACAAACGTCGAACTCAATTATGAATCTTATGTTGAACCCTCTTTCTAAAAGAACACCAGTGACCCCACAAACAAATCCAGAGTTATGGTATTCATGGTATAATGTGGTCAAAGAAGATGCACCTGAGGTATTAGATCAGTTTATTGAAAACACTGCTGCAAAGATGGAACTGACTGTTGATTACTTTACTGCGGAGTTCTTGTGAAATACATGTATGTTGTTGATTACTGGGTGCCATTTCCACAGTCAGAGTATGGAGGGTTAATTACATTGATTGCAGAGAATGATGCAGAAGCCCTTGAATTGTTATCTGATGAGGAATCATTTAATGAGGACTATGGACATTTGATTATGGAAAAGATTATTACCGCAAATAAACTCAGCTTGCTAGATGAATATGAATCTGGTATAATAGAAGCATTCTGCACTTAATCTCTATGGAAGAATTATATAAACTACAGGAAGAAGGGACGATGGGATGGACTGATGTTACGGGAGCATTAACAAAGGAGGAATGTAAGAGACAATATGAAGAAAATTTAAATGATGGTACAAATCCAAAACGATTAAAGATTGTAAGAGTCCAATGATTGATTTCCCACACCTACCACCCGAAGGTTTTTCTTATTCATTTGAATCATTTAGCGCAAGGTATGATGCAGTATGGATAGTCAATCATGCAGACTTCTCTTATAGAGATACACCACCCAAATCAATATGGGGATTCTATTCATCAAAGAAGGGAAAGTATTATGCACCGATTAATTCAAAGAAGGTAGGTAAGGAAGTATTGATTCAGGATACAACTCCTTATAGTGCAATGAAAAAGAACCTAAATCCATTAGAAGCAATATTGTATTCATGAGTTATGTTCCAAAGGTTAATGATTATGTAATATGGAATCATCATGGTATTATACATGAGGGATGGGTATACTTTGTTGATAGTGCCTATATTACGATTGAGACAGGAGTAAGACCTAAACCAAACTGTGAGTATACCAGAGAAGAGAAACATAAGTATATTCATACTCTGCTTTGTTGTTATCCTCATCAATGGAAAGATCTAACTTATGTGAAGAGCCGGAAGAGCATTTATGAATCGTTATAAGAAAGTATTATTTCCTATACATTTGTTTCAGACAAATATTCGTGAAAACGGATTAATCTTAGATGATGTATTAGATAAAATCGAATATCTTTATAAGAAAAAAAATTTAAAAGTTCCTGATGGTTGGTTGACTGACAGTCTGTTTACTACATTTGATATAAATGAAATTAATTCATTTATTTTTCATGAGGATAGTATATTTTTCAAGTACTATCATGATTATGTAAAAAAGTTTTTTGATAAACCAGTTGAATTTGAGTTTGATGATATTTGGTTAAATGTTTATTCAAAAGGTGAATTTCAGGAACAGCACACACATTCAAGTTTTGATGTTTTCTCAAGAAGATCACATTTCTCTTGTATTCATTATTTAAAATTTGACTCAGAAGTTCATGAACCAGTAATATTTGTTGATCCGATTGAGGAAAAAAGATATAATACAATAGAGATGGATTCAAATTATTATGGTAATGGTAGATGGTCACCTTATGTTCGTGAGGGTGATTTATTAATGTTTCCACCATATTTGAGTCATTATGTGAGTAAGTCGGATCCGACACCAAACAATCCAAGAATATCAATTTCATTTAATATTTGGATCAAACAATATGGAGATCGAAAACATGGAAATTAATTTTGATGATAATTTTTTAGAAAATAAAGAATTTAAGATTGTTCGGGATTATTGTTTAAATGCATCATATCATTATGGTGAGAGTGATAATGGTGATGATATTGTGACGGGAATGGTGCATAACATACCAGAGACAGAATTTGTATATAAGTTATTTCGTAAGAAGTTAATGGATAAATGTTCATTTCTTTCTAATATGAAATTATATCGGATGTATATTAATTGTTTTGCTCCAAATGAGAATCCATATTTTCATACTGATGGGGAGGGAGTTACATTTTTACATTATGCGAATGATAGATTTGATTTACAAGAAGGAGGGGAGACACAATTTTATGTGGATGAGAACATTTATGGTGTGATTCCAATACCAAATCGATTAGTCATGTTTGATGGTAGGATTTTACATCGTGCAACATCATTTCGGAATGGTCATCGATTTACGGTTGCAATTAAGTATTCTCCACAATAAATATAAAAAAGTCATTATATTCATGGCAACGAACGTCACAAAAACATCACACTTTACATCTGGTGCGGGTAATCCGATTTCATTTTCGCAGATTAAGGCGCAATTTGGTGGAAATACTTCTGATATCAAGGCGAGTGCATATTTAAGAAATACTGGTGATGATGTTGATTGGGATGGACCTAATGCATCATCAATTAGTCCAAGGATACCGGATGCAACAGAAAATAGTAGTGTTACTTCAACAAATAATGACTGGACGGTAGATTCATTAAGAGATACAATTACAGGATATAATGTCACTCAGAGTGGAAATAATGAAGAATTGGAATATGGTGATACTAATACATCAACATGGAATGGAAATTTAAGTCGTAATGTTTTAAAGAAGTTTGATGTAACAGGAACGATTTTTGCAAATCAAACTGATAAAGATGCACTTACATTTGATGGAAATTTATATAATTTAGAGATAGAGGTTGATCAAGCGGGTGCAATTTATGGAGAAGGTGGTGCTCTTGGAGGAAGTGGAGGAGATGCATTATATGTGAACAATACTTATACGAAATCAGATGTTGAGATTCGATCTTATGGTAGGATCTGGGCTGGTGGTGGAGCAGGTACATCGGGCAATCCCGGAAATCCTGGAGGATCTATTAATAATTGTAGTGCTACTCAGTATAGGTATGGTGTATCTAATCCTTATACGAGTGGAACTAATTTAGCATCTGCAATGCCTGGTCGGTCGTGTCGCATTGCACTGGGATCTGGAGCAAGGTGGATGAATGCGAATCAAACTGCTATCAGAAATCGTTGTCGTGGAAGTGGATCAAGAAGAGGAATGGGTGTATATCCGGCAGGTAATTATCAGTGTTCGGCAAATTGGTCGATTAATTGTTACAAACCAATCAATTTTAGTATTGGTGGAGGTGCAGCTGGAGCTGCCGGTGGTGGAGGAGTTGGACAGGGATTTAGTAATTTCAATAGTCCAGGAAGTGGTAATCCTGGAGGAAGTGGATCCACGAATAGTTGTAGTGGAGGAAGTTCGACAGGTAATAGTGGTAATCCCGGAAATTCTGGTGGTAAATGGGGACAGAGTGTGGTTGGAGGAGGAAGTGGAGGAAAATCAATTCAGAAAAGAAATGCCAGAGTCGAATATTATACTAACAATACTGTAAAGGGATCAATCACTAATATATAATAAAAAAACAATATGATGTTAAATGAATTGATATTTAAATTTATGGATGAGTTTTTTCTTCAAGAGATGCACGAATCATTTCATGCATCAAAGAATTGTCAGAAAGAACGGTGGAGTATATGTGAAGGATGTGAACACTTTGATGAACCGGAGGAAGGATGTAAGGAATGTGGATGTTATTTGCCACATAAGATAAAAGATCCATGGGGTGATTGTCCTTTAGATAAATGGATATCAAATGATGAGGAATGGAAGAATAAACATTATAATCAGTTAAAAGATGTTATAATAGAGAAGTATCCAGAATATCAAGAACTTATTGAAAGACATGAAAGAATCAACTGAATTGAAGGGAAGGTATTCTGATTTCATTGGAGAATACTCATGTGTATATTCTACGGAGTATTGTAATGAGATTATAAGGGGTTTTGATTATTATCAGGATATTGATGCAGTTTATTGTGAGGATGATCAATTTGAGAATAGTAATGCCGGTAGGTTTGATTGGGCATTAGATTTACATGATATGAGTCCGAGTATGAATGGTCCTGTATCACAACAAATGAATGAAGTATTGTTTGAATGTTTAGAAGAGTATACACAAGTCTTTGGTCATTTAAAAATAGTACCATTTTATTCATTGGCACAAAAGATACAGAAGACACCAGCAGGAGGAGGTTATCATGTCTGGCACGATGAGAATAGTAGTGTACAAGAAGCACGAAGATCTCTTGTATGGATGATCTATTTGAATGATGATTATGAAGGAGGAGAAACAGAGTACTTGTATTATAAGAAAAGAATACAACCAGAGAGAGGTAAGTTACTTATATGGCCTGCAGGTATGACACATTGCCATAGAGGAGGATTAGTATTAAAGGGGAATAAGTATGTTGCGACAGGATGGTTCTATCTGGGAGGAATGAATTATGGAAGAGAAGAATAGAGATGAAGACTTTCCTTCTGTTAATGAACAAGGAAAGAATTTAGCAAAGTTTACATTTGAAGTAGTCAAGAATGTAATTGATCTATCACCTAGTAATGAGAGTAAGTTACTTCTATCTAAAGAAGAACAGAAGGAAAGAATGGATATATGTAAGAAGTGTGATTATTATAGTGTAAGACAGAATAGATGTAGACAGTGTGGTTGTTATCTGGGTACTAAGGTGAAGTTCGGTGTGAGTCAGTGTCCAATAGGTAAATGGTGAATACTAATGAACTAATGGTAACAACGGATACATTATTGATTAAAAAATAGGTTTTAAATATGATTATAAATATAAAACTGTTTTTTACATAGTTGTGGAAAAGTATTGTATTTCTGTGGATAAACCCTATTATTTGTGTGGAAAACCTCTTATAAACCTCAGATCTTATGCCTTATAAAGTTCTTATAAACCTCAGATCTTATGCCTTATAAACCTTCTGAGACTTGTGACCTTTACCCGCAGGCTATCACACTCAGAGCATTTTGTCAACCACCCCCGCATAAAAATTCTGAGACCCACACATTTTTTATCGTCGAGACTTATAAATAATGCTTATGGATCTCGACTAGATATGCACTTGACATCTAGACGAGATAACAGTATAATATACAAGTAACATACAAATCTCGACGAGACCCATGTATTACTACGATCACAATCTCGACTATACATCATTAAGTAATGATCATAATGTATACGATCTCGACGAGATGTGTGAGACATACATGCATAATACATCACTAGATATGCAACTAGATGCATACGATGATGATGAGTATGCACGAGATACACATGATTACGTCGAGCTTGCATACAAACATTACGCATGATATAATACGTAAACATCACACGAGATACACATGTACGCACAGAAACGCATTGTAAGTGTTACATTAGACATTGAGTGTTATGAAGATCTAGACCTGCAGAATATCAATTGGGTTGATATCTTAGGACTAGAAGGTGATGAGAATATTGATATTAGCATCAGAGAGACTGCAGATCTATATTAGTGTGCCAGTTCGTGGATCGGCACAGTTTAAACTAGTGTCTTGTGCCAATCGTGGAACCGTCCACTAAATGAGCACAGGGCATCGAATTCGTGTATTGTAGAAGGGTCAAAGAAATTCACCTCAAAAATGATTAACAACGACACACTTGAGATGTTATCAGCACGGGAACAATTGATGCATGATATCGACGCAATTGTTGATGGTGAACTTAGTGGCATTATAAGTGATCGATTGAGTAATGAATTGGTGACGCGTCTATGTGATGCTGTCTGTCGTAATTTCCCCACTAAGTAACAAGAATATGTGCCAGTCGTAGAGGTGTCCACTAATCTCCCCACTGGCACCAAAATCGTGTATTGTAGTTAAGTCATCAGGAATTCACCAAATGCAAGGTTACAACGGTTGGACAAATTGGGAAACCTGGAATGTTGCTCTCTGGATCGGAAATGATCCTGGTTTGTATGAACTTGCATGTGATGTTGCCAGGGATGGTGGAACTTATGGTCATATGGTTAGTATGATTTTAGAGTGTAGTAAAGAAACACCAGACGGATGTAAGTGGGACGATGTTAATATCAACGGAATAGAAGTAAACGAAATGATGAAAGAACTTATAGACTAAGTAACCCTTACTCAACTCTCACTAACTAACACTTTTTTTCAAATGGATTACGACACTTTCGACACTGACATCTTCTCTGAGATTAATGACATGCCGGGTGAGATTTATGATGTGATTGAATATAAGGAAGAGTATGAAGATGATAAGAAGTTTGACGTAGAAGGTTACATTAACGGAAACACTGATTACTGATGAAATTTACTCTCGTTCGTTTCAAAGGTCAATGGGTGAAAGTATCGAACAAACTATCACCTCCAAGCAACTGGGTTACAGTTATTAACTCACCTCACACTAAGTAACACAAACCGGTCGGCCGCGAGTGGACAGTTGGACAAAGTGGCATAAGGTCACGGCACAGACCCCAAAATCGTGTATTGTAGAAGGGTCAAAGGAATTCACCAAATGCAAACTTACACCGACCCCTGCACTTATGCCATGCAAAATGATATGAACCGTCTCAAGGAAGAGATTGCTTCAGACCTCGCAAACTACATGCTGGAGATGATGCCTGATCTTGAAATGTGTGTCGATTGGGTATGTGATCGTTTCGGTCTTAATTGCACCGATGAACTGATAGATTTCGTTGCTGATTGTCACGATGAATTCTTCGGTAACTGATACTAACAGTATGAACAACGAAACCGAGACCATGACCGAACCAAAATGCATTGCCGTTATCGGTGGTCATTATCTTGATGGGCATTATGAAGGAGAGTTCTTCGATTCTCTTCGTCTCTTTGACTGTCAATCAACGGCAGATGCCTACAAGGAAGAAATCAAAGATGATTTTGAGTACGTGCTGATGAAAGTCCTTCCCATCTCACAATACAGCACCATGATGGGTGGGACAATCGGATAGGTGGCACAAGGTTCCGGCACAGACCTCAAAATCGTGTATTGTATAGAAGTGGAGGGGACAGCACCTCACCACACCTCTCAGACCTTTCTACCTGCCTCTCATGCGTAAAATCGAAACCCAGATGATCACAGCAGTTCAGAACGACGAACGTTGGTCATCTGCCAATACGACTGTTATCCCCGGTTGGGAGGGCACCTCTGATGTATACCTCCACGGAAACAAAATCGCAACCGTTGGTGATACCTGGATTCAGATCTTTGACGGTGGTTATCAATCAAAGACCACAAAGTCACGTTTGAATGCTTTACTTTCTGCCTTCGGAATGGACGGTGAATATGTTTTTCAAAAGAACTTTCAGTGGTTCGTTAACTATCAAGGTTCTCCAATTCCTTTCTTTGACGGGATGCGTCTTGCATGATTAAAACCAAAAAAGAATGGGCATCAATCTATGCCCAATTCTACTCAATTATTCTCATTCTCATCATTCTCTAAATGCAAAATAAGCACATCGAACATCCCGAAGATTCCATTCTCACTGGTGATTTAAGTGCTCTTGATTGTCTACGTAACGAAGGCAATCTGTCAGTGAAAATGGACGGAGCACCTGCAATCGTATGGGGAAAGAATCCTGCGACGGGTAATTTCTTCGTTGGTACTAAGTCAGTTTTTAACAAAGTAAAGATCAAAATCAACGAATCGCATCAGGATATTGATAGGAACCACACAGGCAATGTTGCTAATATTCTTCATAAGTGCTATGACTATCTTCCACTAACTGACGGCATCTTTCAGGGTGACTTTATCGGATTCGGTGGGTCTGATGAATATACACCGAACACAATCACCTATCAGTTCGATAATATTATAGAGGAGGAGATTATCATTGCCCCTCATACGTATTACACAGCAGAGAGTGATTTAAGGGATGCAATCGCACACCCGATGAACTTCACTATTACAGACACATTCTATTGCAAGTTCGTGAAACCTAGGGCAACGATTGCGTCTGGTTTGTATGATGATGGTCTGAAGAGATTCCATGACTTAGATGACGTAATTGCCTTTGCTAAGGTAATGGCACAGAACGTTGAGTTTGTATCAGATAAGGATGCCGTACTTATTAAACAGGAACTCAATTCCTGTATCCGTGAGAATCGTCCCGTGATTGCTTCTACCTTTATGAATGAGAATCTCATCAGTTTCTGGTTGTTAGTTAAGTCGATTAAAGAGGACGCTATCTATCTCTGTCGGAATAATGGACCGAAGGCATACATCGGACAAACTCCAATCGGTGGTGAGGGTTATGTCTACTCCAATGAGTTCGGTACATTTAAGTTAGTCAATCGTGAGCAATTCAGTTATGCCAATTTCAGCAACAATAAGTTCCAAAGTGTAGACAAATAATCTTATCACCCTCATCAGCAACCCTTATCGTTCAGGGGGTTGGCAGGGGGGTGCGATGCTGTAGAATATGGAGGAACCAAGCAAAGCACCTCATGCGTTCTGACCTTATCTGGGATGAGTTTCTCACCTCTGCTGAATGGGATGGCACCGTTTCCTGGTTACAGGGTTTGCGGTTCGTTCATCACCTGGGATTGCTGGATGCGTTCATTGCCTCCCCTTACTGGGAACTGATGAACGAACGTCTAGATGCTGGTGAACTGGGAACCTGGGTTCTGGAGAGTTGATCAACTCTCTCGTTTTTTTTCTCTTTACTTTCTCCAATGAAATACAAAAAAGAAGTTCGCATCTTCATGGATTCTATGGGTTATGACTTAGAACGTCAAAGGACACATTTAGTCTTTAGGCATTATGTAGGATTTACATATACTGCCCCATCATCACCATCATGCCCTCATGCTATGAATCAAGTAAGAAGGGGAGTTCGCAGGCAGTTGATAGATATGGGCATTCGTTCGTAAACAGCAGTGGGGGGTATATGCCCCCCTTATGTTATGCGTTGCCGTGCCCCGTATATAAAACCCCCCTACTACTTTAAGCTATAAACGACCCAAAGTCCGTTCTCAATAATACTCTAATAAAAAAAAGTTTTCATATATAAAAAACGGATACAGGATTCAAAGATATGCAAAAAAATTCCGCAGAAAATTTTACGACTGTAGAGATCGACCCAGTAAGTGGGGAACATGTTATTACGATACCGGAATGGATATGTGATGAGAAGGGGTGGTACGAGGGAACAGAAGTAAATATCGAGGTAGAGAATGATTGTATTATTATTAAGGATCTCGAAGAGATTTGAGGGGTCTTGACGGTGTATAGATAGAGTGTTATGATAGTGAAGAAGTTCATTTACAGTTATGGCTAAAGGATTTACAGTAAAAGCAAAGACACCCAAACCATCTGAGAGTGGTCCAGAATGGGACTATGCGAAGGCAAAGGAAATGGTAAAAGGCAAGTCCATTGTCTTTTGTTTACCAGGTAGAGGAGTTTCTTATACGTATCTCAAAAACTTTGTACAACTTTGTTTTGATTTAGTACAGGCAGGAGCAAGTATTCAGATTTCGCAAGATTACAGTTCGATGGTAAATTTTGCCAGATGTAAGTGTTTAGGTGCGAATGTATTGCGAGGACCGGATCAAATTCCATGGGACGGAAAGTTGCAGTATGATTGGCAATTATGGATTGATAGTGACATTGTATTTTCATCTGAGAAGTTTTGGCAATTAGTTTTGATGGACCAAGACATTGCGAGTGGATGGTATATGACAGAGGATGGTAAGACCACTTCAGTTGCACATTGGATGGAAGAGGATGATTTCCGTAATAATGGTGGAGTCATGAATCATGAGACTGGGGAGAGTATTTCGAAGCGTCGCAAACCATTTACTGTAGATTATGCAGGATTTGGATGGTTACTTCTTAAGCACGGAGTCTTTGAGCATTCTGGTATGAAGTATCCATGGTTTGCTCCAAAGATGCAAGTCTTTGAGAGTGGAGAGGTGCAGGATATGTGTGGAGAGGATGTATCATTCTGTCTCGATGCTATCGAAGCAGGATTTGAGATATGGTGCGATCCACGTATCAGAGTTGGACACGAGAAGACAAGAGTGATCTGATGAGTCTGACAAGGTATACAATTCTCCATAAAGGGAAAGTATTACGCAAGAACTTGACGGAGGAAGAGTATTTTGATATGATGGAAAACCTTTCGGTAGAGTATTATCAGAAAGGTTTTCCAAGACCACAAGATTTAGAAACAAAAATCACAAAGTATTAGGAAGTTATTATGGCAATGCGTTCAAGAGTTGGATTAAGTGGTGATGGTTTTATAGAAGGAAAACCGAAGAAAACTCGTCAAGGGAGTGGTAAGCACACGAAATATGCCGCGACTTCTCGTAACGGAAAAAAGAAGATGTATCGTGGACAAGGAAGAGGTTAATATATAAGTGTAGTTTTATTGTCACTATATGGCATGTTTGATTGCAAATCTTCCATCACAGGAAGTATGGGTTCGTAAGGAATATCTAACGGATCATCAAAGTGGACATGGTGAATTTGTAAAGGGCGTTTGGGTATCGGTTAAATCGATTCCTGGACGTGCTTTTTATTTTGAGACCTATCTACCAGAATATGCGGCAATGTATGACAAATTGCCTATCAGTGCCTTTGTGGCGGACCCTGAGACACCAAGTCCGGACATGAACCTACCAAACCTACAGTTTTGGAATTGTATGGACTACGGGGTTGTCTCGGTGGATAAGAAACTTATTGGTTCAATGGACTTTGAATGTTATACAAGGGACTTTGGTAATGTAAAAGGTACGTATGTCTGTACTATTGATAACTATCATCATGATCCGGACTATGTTGATTGGGCGACCAGTGAAAATCCTGCCGAACACAAGTCTCATAACCTGATTGAACTTGAGAATGGACAGTATGCACTATATCCAAACAATAGATTACGTATTTTTGACAATAGTCTGACACCTGTCGAACCAAAAATGCCTGATTTTAAGGTTTCGACTCAATATTATCAAGTTGAAAATGGATTTGAACGACTTGGAATGGGTAGAGAGGACGAATATTTTTGGAAGACTGCACAAGAACGTGAAAATTCATCCGAAGAGGGTGAAAAATAAATAAAATAGGGATAGGAACCCCTCAAAAAGTTCTATTCTAACAAAATAGGAGTAAAATGGGCAATTCACCAGTAGACAGAAATAAAAATTATATGCAAGAAGTGTGGGGAACGACAAGTTTGACCACAGATTACTGGTCATTACCCAAAAAAACGAATGATCCTGAAGAAAGAGTACTTCAGGAGATTATGCATGATGATTTAAAGGAAGGACAGAAAAATCTTCAGGAATAGAGTATAAATAAAATTAAGAAAACTCTTTAACAATGGCAATTCAGAGGATATCACGGGCATTTAAGGACATTAGTTTGTCTTTTGAGCCCCATCCTGTGACAAAAGACCTTCCGATTCTAAAAAATGAATCAGCAATTCGTAGATCTGTGAGAAATATTGTTCAAACAATACCTACCGAAAAGTTCTTCAATTCAATATTTGGATCTGACGTAAGAGGAAGTTTATTTGAGTTTGTTGATTTTGGTACAGCTTCCGTAATTAGTGATCAGATCCAAATATCCATCAATAATTTTGAACCAAGAGTCGATAATTTGCAAGTCGAAGTTCTACCAAGACCAGACCGTAATGCATTTGATGTTACCGTAATATTTGATATTATTGGTCAAGAGTTTCCAACACAAGAATATTCTTTCCTTTTAGAGGCAACAAGATAATATGCCTTTTACAAAATTTACCAATTTAGATTTCGATCAAATAAAAGAATCTATTAAAGATTATCTACGTGCAAATTCAGATTTCACAGGATTTGACTTTGAGGGTTCTAATTTTTCAGTATTGATTGATACTTTAGCATATAATACTTACATAACAGCATTCAACTCAAACATGGTTGTGAATGAGTCTTTCTTGGACTCTGCAACACTCCGTGAGAACGTTGTTTCTCTTGCTAGGAATATTGGGTATGTTCCCAAGTCAAGAAGTGCTGCAAAGGCATCTGTGACCTTTACAACGACTGTAAATGGATCTTTGTCACCAACGTTGACATTAAAGAAAGGATTAGTTTGTGTCGGAGATGCAAATGATACTTCGTATACATTTTCAATATTAGAGGATATACAAAGACAAGCAAATCAAGGAACCGCAACATTTGAAAATATTGAGATTTTTGAAGGAACATTTCTTACTAAACAATTCTTAGTCGATTCATCTTTAGATCAAAAATTTATTCTTAATAATTCATTTATTGATACATCAACAATAAAAGTATATGTAAAAAAAGAAGGAGATTCCGGGTTAGGGACAGAATATGAATTAATCAATAATATCAATAATATTACTGCGTCCTCATATGTGTATCTAATTCAAGAAATTCAAGATGAAAAGTATGAACTTTTATTTGGTGATGGTTTAATTGGAAGAAAATTGGAGACTGGAGAAGTAGTTACCGTAAATTATCTTGTTACTGACGGAAAAGATGGTAATAATGCTAATAGGTTCTCATTTTCTGGAAATATAGTCGATAGTGATAACAATTCAGTTTCTCCGGAACCATTTTCTGTTATTACAAATCAATCATCTCAAAATGGAGGAGATATTGAATCTGTAGATTCTGTTAAATATTTTGCTCCGAGAATATATTCTGCACAAAATAGAGCAGTTACTGGGAGAGATTATGAATCAATTGTCAAAACAATATATCCAGATACTGAATCTGTATCTATTGTTGGTGGTGAAGAACTAGATCCTCCAGAGTTTGGAACCGTTCAAATTTCAATTAAACCTAAAAATGGATTTTTAGTATCTGAGTTTAATAAATCTAGAATTTTATCAAAACTTAAACAATATTCAATATCTGGAATAAATCAAAAAATCGTAGATCTTAAAATTTTATATGTTGAGATTGAATCCTTTATTTATTATAATGATTCAATGATATCAACACCAGAAAATTTAAAATCTAAAGTAATTAATACACTTACAAGTTATTCTAAATCAACTGATATGAATAAATTTGGAGGAAGAATGAGGTATAGTCAAGTTTTAAGAACCATTGATAATACTGACACTTCTATTACATCAAATATTACTAGAGTCACAGTAAGAAGAAATTTATTTGCCTTATTCAATCAGTTTGCTCAGTATGAATTATGTTTTGGCAATCAGTTCCATGTGTCTGAAGATGGAAAAAATATTAAATCTACTGGATTTAGAATATCTGGAGAAAGTGATATTGTCTATTTGACTGATGTACCAAATGAGGATAAAAAAACTGGACTTCTCTCTATTGTCAAAGATTTATCGGACGGAACTATAAGAGTTATTTCAAAATCTGCAGGAACAGTTGATTATATAAAAGGTGAAATTAATTTAGGAACAATAAATATTGTATCAACTGTTAAACCAAATAACGTTATAGAAATACAAGCATTTCCAGAATCAAATGATGTTGTCGGATTAAGAGATCTCTATCTTAATTTTGACATCGCAACAAGTAAAATAAATATGATTAAGGATGTTATTTCATCCGGCGATGAAATATCAGGTACAGTCTTTAATAGAGATTTTTACACATCAAGTTATTCAAACGGAAGTTTAATTAGAAAGTAATATGATACAAACTGGAATTGAATCTAGAATCAAGATTCAGGACATAATTTCCAATCAATTACCGGAATATGTCCTAGGTGAAAGTCCAAAGGCAGTAGATTTTTTAAAGCAATATTATATTTCTCAGGAATATCAGGGAGGTCCTGTTGACATTGCAGAAAATCTGGATCAATATTTAAAATTAGATAACTTAATTCCAGAAGTAGTTGTAGGATCAACAACTCTATCTTTTGATATCAATACTGATAGTACCATAATTAGTGTTCCTAATACAAAAGGATTTCCTCAAGAATATGGATTGTTGAAGATTGACGATGAGATAATCACATATACTGGACTCACTACAAATACTTTTACTGGATGTATTCGTGGTTTTAGTGGAATTACTAGTTATCATCAAGATTTAAATGAAGAAGAGTTAATATTTTCAGATACAACTACTAATTCTCATAGTTCAAATTCTACAGTATATAATTTAAGTTCTTTATTTTTAAAGGAATTTTATAAAAAATTAAAGTATACATATACTCCTGGATTTGAAAATAGAGTCTTTGACCCTAAAATAAATGCCGGAAACTTTATAAAAGAATCAAGATCTTTTTACGAATCAAAAGGCACTGATGATTCCTTTAGAATATTATTTAATGTATTATACGGAGAAACTCCAAAAGTAATTAATCTTGAAGAATATTTAATAAAACCATCAGATGCAAACTTCATTAGAAAGGAAATATGTGTCGCCGAATCTATTAGTGGAGATATTACAAAAATAGTAGGACAGACATTAACTAAATCAACAGATTCTGCAACAAATGCTTCAATATCTTCAGTTGAAATATTTACAAGAGGACAAAAGCAATATTTTAAAATAGGATTATTTGTTGGATATGGCGATAATAGTAATGTTCAGGGCAATTTTACAATTACTCCCAATTCAAAAGTTTTAGAGAATGTTAGTATTGGTGCTTCTGTAATATCTGTAGATTCTACAATTGGATTTGAACAGACAGGAACAATATATTCTGGAAATAATACTATTACATATTCTGATAAAAGTGTTAATCAGTTTTTAGGATGTTCTGGAATTGTTGATAATATTACTATTACGGAAGACATTTTTTCGGATAATACATATTTTTCTTATGAAAATGGGGATACATCGAAAAAAGTTGTTCTTAAATTGAATGGTGTTCTTTCAGATTTTATTCAAAAATCAGATTTAATTTCTGTTGATGAAGATCAAATTTTAACAGTTAAGAGTATTGGAACTTTAATTGAAAATCCAGAACAAAATAAAACGTATAGGGAAATTTTTGCAAATTCTTGGATCTATAATACCAGTTCTTCAATAAAAATTGATAGTTTTATTGGTGGTCAAAATCCAACTGGTGTCATATTAAAAACTTCTGTTGATAGATCACAATTAAAAAAGGGTGATTTTGTAGAATTTATAGATGAAAAAACAAATAATGTAATATATCCTACAAATACTACAGACTTGCCATACGTAAATGCAAATATTACATCAAATTCAGTTTCTATATCAAATTTAAGTAATTTTTCTCCAAATTTAGAACAAAATATAAAGTTAAGAAGAAAAATTAATAAAGCAAATAGTGCTAATGTTAATTTTAAATATCAAAATAATAGTATTATTTCTGATGTTCAGAATATGTATGTTGATGATGATAACTTTGCATACATAGCTTCAAACTCACTTCCATCCTGGGGAAGGGGATTTTCAAATTCATATGCTTATCAGATAACAAAAGAAATTAATTCAATATCAATTTCGTCTTCTTCTGGAAGTATTATTGATCTTGATTCTAATACTGGATTATACACTACTATTTTCTTTGATAATCCTGTTCCGTTCATAAGTGGAGAAAGAATTCAATATAGACCATCTGGAAGACCTCTAGATGGGTTAGAAGAAGGTTCATATTATGTTAAGGTTTTATCTGATACTAAAAAAATAAAACTTTATAATTCTCTTTCCTTTATTAATTCTGATGCAAATAGTGTTCAATTCAAATCACCAACCTCAACATTAGAAACTCACAATTTTATTTTATATTCTCAAAAATCAGAAACATTAAATCCCCAAAAAATTCTAAAAAAATTCACTCTCAATCCCAATATTGAAAATGGAATTGGGCAAAAAACAATTCCAGGATCAATTGGAATGTTAATTAATGGTGTTGAAATTTCTAATTATAAAACTTTAGATAAAATTTACTCTGGTCCAATTGAAAATATTAAAATCTTAAACGGTGGAATTAATTTTGATGTTATCAATCCTCCAGATATACAAGTATCTGCTGGTATTGGAATAACATCTTTAGTTCGACCGGTTTTAAGTGGGACAATAACGGATATTGATGTAGATAAACAAAATTTTGACATTGAACAAGTATTGTCAGTTAATATTATTGGTGGAAATGGATCTGGAGGATCTTTCGAACCAATATTGGTTAAAAGAAGAAGAGAAGTATTATTTGATGCAAGAGAAATTGCACAAGGTGGAGGCATAAGTGCATCTACAAATCAGTTAACATTTTTAAATAATCACAATTTTTCGAATGGACAAAAAATTACTTATAGAAATAATGGTAATGAAAGTGTTAGTATTGGAATAGGAGTATCTCAATTATCTAATAATGCAAATTATTTTGCAAAAGTAGATAATAACACAACAATAAGATTATTTAATAATTTTGATGATTATTCAAATGAAACTAATCAAATTTCTTTTGCAACAACTTCATTAAGTGGAACTCATAAATTTTTAACCGAATCTGTAAATAATACTATTTCGGAAATAAAAGTAATAGAAGGAGGATCATTTACGAATAGAAATCTCTTAGTAAAACCTGCAGGAATTTCTACCACAAAAAATACAATAAACTTTAATAATCATGGATTCAACAGTGGTGAAATTATAGAATATAATTATGAAACAAGTGGAATAACAGGACTTACAACTGCAAATCAATACTATGTCTTAAAACTTGATGAAAATTCTTTTAGATTATGTGATGCTGGTATTGGAGGAACAAATATTACGAATTATGAAACACAAAATTATGAAGAACTGGATAGTACTGGAAATGGTTTCCAAGAGTTTAAATATCCAAACATAAGAGCAAATATTGAGTTTACTGCAGTTGGTATCGGGACATCGACACAAATTCAATCCATAGAAGCAACACCAGTTGTTAAAGGATCTATAGAACAAATTTACGTTTATGAACCAGGAACTGGATATGGATCAAATATTCTCAATTTTGAGAAAAAACCTTCTCTAACGGTTAAAACTGGTAGAGATGCTCAAATAACTCCTATCATAGTTAATGGATCTATCAATGAAACAAATATACAATTTGGAGGACTTGAATATTCTTCAATTCCAGATTTGATTGTTTCTGATCCAACTGAATCGGGAAGTGGTGCCAAATTAAGAGCAGTAATTTCTGATAAAAAAATTACTGATATTAAGATTATTAATGCAGGAATAGGATATTCTACTTCTACTGTAATTAAAGTCATCTCTTCTGGTAATAATGAAATTTTAGACGCATCTATAAGAGAACTTACAGTTAATCAAGTTCAAAAATTACCTACACAACAAACTGAAATATTAAAAGATATAAATGATGAATTATCATACTCAGTAACTGCATATTTTGGAGATTTACAATCCTCATTTAATGACACTGGTACAACTTTGTCTAACATTATTGGATGGGCATATGATGGGAATCCTATTTACGGACCATATTCATCTGTAGATCCGGAGAATGTAAGTTCTGGTATTAAAACCATGACATCTGGTTATACTACAAATATATCCAATGTTTATGACAGACCATCTATATCTGATTTTCCTTTAGGATTTTTTGTCGAAGATTATGTTTATAATAATCAAAATGGAGATTTAGACAAAAATAATGGAAGATTTGCAAAGACAGAAGATTTTCCAAATGGTGTTTATGCATACCATGCAATTGTAGATGGAATTACAGGAGAACCACAATTCCCATATTTTATTGGAGATTCTTTTAGATCAAATACTATTGATGAAAATCAAAGTTTAGATCAAAAATTTGATTTTAATAATTCATCTCTTTCTAGAAATACTTTAGGGTATAAAATTTTAGAAAAGAACGCTAGTAATGATTTTATTATTGAAAATGATGCAATTAAAAAACAAAGAGTAATAGTTGAATCTATTAGTAAAGGATCAGTTTCCAATATTTCTGTTATTAATAATGGAGATAATTATAAAGTAAACGATTTATTAAAATTCAATAATGATAATACTGACGGTGGAGGAATTTATGCCAATGTTTCATCTTTAAAAGGAAGAAAAGTTGATAAAATTGATACTTTACATGAAGTTTATAATGATGCCGTATTTACTTGGAGTGGAGATAATAAAGTAAATATAACAATTTCTCCTTTTCATACGTTGTCAAACAATGATAATGTTTTAATATCTGGATTTAGTACTTCAAATCTTTCTGTATTGAATGATTCCTTTAAAGTTAATATTCCATTTATTTCAAATGCAGGATTAACGGCAGAAGTTGCATCTTCCGGAGCAGCTACAACAGAAATATATGTATCACAGATTCCTGCAGGAGTTTCTGCTGGTAGTAGTATTGGAATTGGAACTGAAACTTTGGAAGTTTTAAACATATATTCAGATAAAAGTATTTTTAGAGTAAAAAGAGGTAATTCTGGGATTGCACATACCGTTGGAACAGCAGTATCATTTAAATCAAAAACATTTACAATTGATCAAAACGTAGATTATTTTGAGTCTAAAGTTAATAATAGAATGTACTTCAATCCACAAGAATCGGTTGGTTTTGGTACAACAGCAGGAACTGGCCATAATGTATCATATTCTTTTGGTCAGGAGGTAATATCAGGATCTATTCCTACACAAAGAATTAGTATTAAAGATCATTTTCTTCAAACTAATCAAAAACTTACATTTAGTCAAAATGGCAATAATGCAATTTCAATTTCAACATCTCCTACAGGAACCCCATTTAATCTTCCAACAACAGAACCAGTATATGCTGTCAATAAGTCTCCAAGCACTATTGGGATAAAAACTTCTCTCACTTCCGATGAAGTTTTCTTCATAACAGGAGGTGATAATGTTGATAATTATTATTTCGATACTAATAACATACAAAAACTTGGAAAAATTGAGAAAATTACCTCAACTGTTTCAATATCAACTTCTTATTCGCATGGATTAGTTAAGGGTGATTCAATCACTATGAATGTGAAACCAAACCTTTCAGTGGGTATTGGAACTTCAATAGCAGTTAATGTTATTTACAAATCCAAAATTGATAGTATTGTGATTAATCCTATTGGGTTTAACTCTACAGGAATCAATACTATAACTAATCAAATTACTATTTCGGAACATGGATTAATAACAGGAGATAAAGTTTTTTACGAAGATGGTAATACTGAGAGAGAATACTACATTTATAAAACTGACGAAAATACTATAAAATTCTGTGAAACTTATATTAATTCACAAAAAAATCCTCCAATAGTCGTAAGTTTTGCTTCTACAGGAGGACCTTCACAATCAATATCACCAATTAATCCACAAATACAAACAATTGCAAATAATAATTTAGTATTTGATTTATCGGATTCTTCTTTATCTGGATATGAGTTTAAACTTTATTACGATCAAGATTTTAATAGTGAGTTTATATCAACAGGTTCTACAGAAACTTTTAGTACAGTTGGTGTTGGAACAATAGGAATATCAACCAATGCTTCATTCACCATTAATTATAGTTCCGGATTGCCAGAAAGACTTTATTATTCTTTAGAAAAATCTGGATATATAAGTTCCTCTGATAGAAATGTAAATAATTTCTCCGAAATTTTATTTATCGATAGTGTTTATAATCAAACTTATGATGTTTTTGGTATAGGATCAACTAGCTTTCAAATTTCTTTACAAGAATCTCCAGAAAAATTAAATTATATTTCTTCAGAATGCGATAATTTAGAATATACAACAACTTCAACATCATCTTCTGGTCCAGTAAATAAAATTAATATTATATCTAGTGGATCTGAATATAAAAAATTACCATCACTTTCAAATGTAAACACAATAAGTGGAACAAATTTATCTGTTTCTTTAAATTCTGATACTATTGGAAAAATTGAAGAAACAAGAATAATTAATGAAAACTTTGAATATTCTTCGGATATAACTTTAAGACCACACGTTTCTATATCTCCAAAAATTAAATTAAAAGATTCGAATACAATTGGTATTGTGACAATAACTTCTGGGGGTGCTGGATATACTTCACCACCACAAATTGTTGTTGTAGATAATGATACAAGAACAGAATTGAATAGTGGATTAATAATACCAGAAATTACTGGCAGTTCAATCACCAGTTTAATTGTTGATATTTTACCCAAAGGAATATCCGATCAATCGGCAGAACTTTTTACTGTTGATAATACTAATGGAGTTAGTATTAAAGAAGTTCAATCATCAAATACTGGCATTTTTACATGTATTATAACAACACCACTTGCAGGGTTCTCTACAGATGTTTTTACTTCAGGCGAAAAAGTTTTTATAGAGGGAATTGAAAAGTTTAGTGTTACCGGAGATGGATTTAATTCCAGTGATTATGGATATAAGTTTTTTGAAGTAACGAAATATGAAAATAAATTTACACCTGGAATAAATGATGATCAGGTTACAGTTAATATTTCTGGATTAGGAACAAATACAGGAATTGCAAAAACAATTCAAGATTCATTTGGAACTATTATATCCAAAACAAATTATCCAACTTTTTTAATTTCATTATCTCCATCGGAATTTGAAGTTGGTGAAAAATTATTATCCAATGGTATCGAAAGAGATCTTGAGGTTATTGGTTACGACAGTTCCGGATCACTCAAAGTATTTGGTTCTTACAATCTTTCCTCTAATGAAGTAATTGTAGGCAAATCTACAGGAAATGTTGCTACTATAGAATCCTTAGTAAATTATGATGGAATTTTTGATATTAAATTTTCTAATAGAATATCTGAAGGTTGGGAAAATGAAACTGGAAAATTGAGTGAAAGTGTCCAAGTTCTTGAAGATAATGATTACTATCAAAATCTTTCATACTCTATTAAGAGTAAACAACAATGGAATGATATTAGAACACCTATTAATAGTTTAGTTCATTCTGTTGGCATTAAAAATTTCTCAGATACGGAGATTATTTCTGATGGAGATGAAAAAGTTGGAATTACTAGTTTTTCCGATTCAACAACTATTATAAGAAATTATATTGATGAAAAAAGAGTTGATACAGTTAATAATTTTGCTTTTGTGACAGATGTAGATATTTTACAAAATAAATCAAAATTCTTAAAATTAAAAAATAAAAGACTCACAAATTATCAAGAATCTATATCCAATATTGTTTTGAAGATAGATGATATTTCAAATCAATTCTCCAATTTTGAAGATGAACCTTTTACATATAAAAACATATTAAAGATTAATGATGGAAATTCTTATAATAATTACCTATTTAAAGTTTCCGATATAAGTGGTAAAAATGAAATACAGTTAACAAGTTTAATATTTTTAAATAATTCAGTTAATAATAATATTGCTATTTTAGAAAAACAATCTTTAGTTAATGTAGGATCGGGATTTACTACAATAGTTGGAGAACAATATGGTGATTTTTCGATAGAAATTGATGAATTTGATGATAAGTATTTGAGATTCACTCCCAAAGATCCTTACAATACTGAATATGATATTAAGTATATTGACAAAAAATTTAATAACCAAATTACTGGAGTAGGCACAATATCAATAGGGTTTGTTGATTTAACTTCTCGCAGTCAAGTGTCCCTTACGGGTAATACAACTAATATTATTGGAGTCTCAACTGACAAGTTTACCTCTTTCCATGTTAATGCACAGGTTTATAAAGAAGTTACTAATGAAATGAACTTTGTTGAATTATATGTAACTCATGACGGAACTGATACAAATATTTCAGAATTCTATTTTGATACGGAAGATTTTTCAAGATCAAGTAATCTTATAGGATCTTTCGAAGCAGATATAGATTCTGGATCAGGATTATTTAATTTAAAGTATTCTAATGATACTGATGAAGATGTAATTATTAATACACGTATAGTTGGATTTGGAACAACTTCTGTTGGTGTTGGAACCTTTAGATACGTTTTACCAAATCAACCTGCAGGTAATGAAAGATCTGCAATTTATGAATCAGGTTTTTCTGCAACAACTTCTGGTGTTTCTACCTCGTTCCTAATTTTAGATAAAAACATTTTTGATTCTGCAAGATCTTTAGTTGAAGTTAGTATTGGATCTACAAAATCAATCCATCAAATTATGATGGTTCAAGATACTACTGATATTTACATTCAACAATATTCATTACTATCAATAGGAAGTACAAGTGGAGAGTCCACTCCACTAGGAGTAGGAACTTTTGGAGGAGAATATTCCGGAGATGATGTTTTAGTTAAGTTTTATCCAGATTCTAACTTTACTGGAGATATAAAAATTAATTCTTTTAGTGAATGTTTATATACTACGGTTGATCTTATTAATCAGGCACCAAATCTTTTATATGGAAACTCTATTGAAACTGTAAATACTTCCTCATATCTAGCAATTAATGGAAGTAGAATCAATAAGAATGATTTTGTATTGAAATCAAATACTACTCCAATTTTTGCAAAATCGTTTAATCCATCAGATAGTGATACTCTCGATCTATCAACGGGCAAATTTTCAATCGATAGTCATTTCTTTAGTAACAATGAAGAATTGATATACACTCCAAAATCAACTTTTATCGGTATTGGATCAACTCCAATGATGTATAAAAATGGTTCTATAAATGAAGAACTTCCTTCACAAGTTTTTGCGATTGTTAATACTGATGATAGTTTTTCGATATCAACAACTAAAGCAGGATCGGCAGTTACATTTACATCTGTAGGTGAAGGAAATGCTCACGTATTTGCGATGGCAAAGAAAAATGAAAAAGCTATCGTCACTATAGATAATATTGTTCAGTATCCAATTGCTTTCACTAAAATTTCACAAGATTTATCTGGAAATGGTGGAAGCATTTCAATAGGAGCAACTATTTTTGCTTTAAGTGGCATTTCTACCATATCTCCTCTCGATATATTGAGAATTGATAATGAATATATGAAAGTTATCAATGTTGGTTTCGGAACTTCAAACATTGGACCAATAACAAATATAGGATCCCAAAAACTAGTAGAAGTTGAGAGAGGATTTGTTGGATCATCTGCAACATCTCATACAGACGGTACATCATCTAGAATTTACAAAGGATCTTATAATATTGTTGATGATAGTATTTTCTTTACAAAAGCACCTAGAGGAAATTCTAATATTACGAGAACTAATAACAATTTAATATTTGAAACATCAGACTTTACTGGTAGAGTATTTCTTAGGAAGGATTATACTACAAATGAAGTTTATGATGACATTTCTGATGGATTCAATGGAATTGGTAGAACATTTACACTCACTGTTGGTGGGGCAAATACTAGTGGTGTCGGAACAATTGGTGGAAATGGACTCGTATTTATTAATGGAATATTTCAAACCCCAACAACTGAAAATAATCCAGAAAATAATTTCCGTATTATTGAACAAACATCACCTACAGGAATATCATCTATTATATTCAGTGGTATTAGAACAGATGTAATTAATCCTAATAGTATTTTGGTTTCTGAATCTGATATAAATCAAAATCAAATTCCTAGAGGAGGACTTATTGTTTCTTTAGGATCAACTGGAGGACTTGGATACGCACCTCTTGCTGGTGCAGCAGTAACTGCTGTCGTTGGTGCTGGTGGTTCAATTGTATCTGTTGGACTTGGAATTTCTGATAATAATGGTTCTGGATATAATGGAATAGTATCGATTGGGATAAGTGTTCATGAAGATAATCATATTGGAGATGTTGCTGTAATAACAGCATCTGTTGGTGCTGGTGGAACATTATCATTTAATGTTAGTGCTGGAGGAACTGGATATAATAATCCAGAAATATTTGTTTCCGAACCAACATATGAAAATCTTGAAGTGGTGGGTGTTTCTAGAGTCGGTGTTGGAGCAACGACTGATACTGGAATTGGATTGTTATTGAATATTGATGTTAATGAAAGTTCTGTAACAGGTATTGGATCAACTTATTTTGAAGTTAAAAATTTCTCTATAACAAGATCTGGATATTCATTTAAAAAAGGTGATGTATTCAAACCAGTCGGACTTGTTGTTGATAAAAATTTAACATCTCCTATTTCGGAATATGAGTTTACAGTATTAGAAACTTTTAGTGATAATTTTGGTTCATGGCAATTTGGAGAACTTGATTATATTGATTCTGTTAAGAATTTTCAAGATGGAGTTAGAATAAGATTTCCACTTAAATATAATGGATCAATATTGAGTTTCGAAAAACCTGAAAATTCTGTAATAGAACTCCAAAATGTATTGATCGTTATTATGAATGGTGTCATTCAAGATCCTGGTGTTGCTTATGTATTTGATGGGGGCACTTCATTCGCATTTACTGTTCCACCAAAACCAGAAGATCAAATTGATATTTTCTACTATAGAGGAACTAGAGGTATAGATGACATACAGGTAAATAATGTCCTTCCAACATTAGAAAAGGGTGATGATGTTAAAGTATTCAAAAATGATTCTATTATAGAAACCATTACTCAAGATCAAAGAACAATTTTTGATATATCTTTTTCAGACAAATTTGAGACAAGTTTGTATGTAGATCAAGGTATTGATCAAGTTAATCATAAACCAATGTCATGGACAAAACAAAAAACTGATAGAGTAATTAATGGAGAGTTTGTTTACAAGACAAGACAATCTACGATTGCTCAAATTTATCCAACCGCAAAAATTATTAAAGATATTACAACTTCTGATTCCAGAATTTTTGTTGATAATATAAGTAATTTTGGTTATGATTTAACTGCTCCTGGCCCATATAACAATGTAGCAGGCATTATTGTTGATGGTAAAGTAGATCCTTCCCCTGCTAATATCACTGCATCCGTTGGTGGTGGGAAAATTTCCTCACTCACAATTGTAGATGGTGGAAGTGGATATGTAGGATCGACAGTGAATATCAAGTTCCAATCACCACTCCAAATTGGTGTTGGTATTGGAACTACTGCTCAAGCTACAGGAACAGTCACTGATGGAGTAATTACTGGAACTACAATAACAAATCCTGGATTTGGATATACTACAAATCCCATAACAATCACACCTTTACCAGATTCAAATATTGAAAATCTCAATCAAATTAAATTTATTAAAGGATTTTCTGGAATTATAACGGGAATAGGAACTACTTCCGGATCTGGTGGACATCCACTAGCACTTAAGTTTTTCCTCGATATGGGAACAACAAATTTTGGAAATGATCTAGAAGTTGGGTATCCAATATTTGTTAAGGACACTATGATTGGATTTGGTGTTACATCGGTGGATAGTTCAAATACTGCTGTAGTTGGTATTGGAACTACATTCTTAGATAATATTTACTATATCAACCAATTGAGCCGTTCTGGTGATTTTGTTGGTATCGTTACTTGCAATATAGACTCTGGAACTGATATAACAGGACTTTCCACTGATGGAGATTATGTTGGTGAATTTTCTTGGGGATTATTTACTACAATTACCAGATCTTCTGCTCCAATTTCTATTGGGGTTTCCGGAAAAACTGTTGATGTTGGATTGTCAACTTTCCCAACAATTCAGAGAAGAGGTGAAGGTATTAGATTGACAGGAGCACTTCCCGACACAAAAGATAATTAACCCATATAAATATTTAAAAAAATTGTGTAATATGTCTGCTATAGTAACAGATCAATTTAGAATTGCTAATGCTAATAATTTTGTAGAGTCTGTCTTAAGTGCCGACAATAATTATTATGTATTTTTAGGACTTTCAAATCCCGGAACAACATCCACTCCTGTAGGATTTGGCAGAACTTCGTCATGGGGAAATATCCCATCAAACCCTCCAAGTCCAATTGATAATCAACAGTATTTGAGTCATTATAGAAATACCGCATTATTTGGAAAAAAATTAAATAGTTCAAATATTAGAAGAGTTGTAAAAAAAGTTAATTGGGTTTCAAATAATAGATATGAAATGTATCGTCATGATTATAGTGTTTCAAATTTAGCACCCATTTCACAAAGTGCAAGACTTTATGATAGTAATTATTATATTGTCAATAGTGACTTTAAAGTTTATATATGCATCTATAATGGATCTCATGGTGATATTGGAGGAGCATCAAAGTTAAATGGAAATACATCTCAGGACGAACCAACATTTACAGATTTAGAAGTATCTTCTGCAGGAACAAGTGGAGATGGATATCTTTGGAAGTATTTGTTTACTATATCACCATCCGATATTATCAAATTTGATTCCACAGAATATATTGTTCTTCCGAGTGGTTGGTTAACGTCAGATAATTTTCAAATTCAGTCTGTAAGAGATTCTGGAGATTCTAATATCAATAATAATCAAATAAAATATGTGTATATTGAGAACGGTGGAAGTGGTATTTATACGGCAGGTACTTACGATATTAAAGGTGATGGATCAGGAGCAAAAGTAAACATAGAAGTTAATACATCTGGAACTATTATTAAAACAACAGTTGTTTCTGGTGGTAGTGGATATACATTTGGAATTGTTGATTTTGGACATGGAGCAACAGACACTATTTCAAATCCAGCAAAATTAATTCCAATAATACCCCCATCAAGAGGTCATGGATATAACATATATGAGGAATTGGGTTCGGATAAAGTTCTTGCATATTCTAGATTTGATGATTCTACAAGAGATTTTCCGACAGATACTAAATTTGCTCAGGTAGGAATTATAAAAAATCCAGAAAAATATAATTCTACGTCTCTTTATAATGCGAGTGATTATTCATCATTAGGAGCAATTAAATTAACATCAGATTTTAGTGATAGTCCAACTATTGGAGGTAAAATTGAGCAGTCTACTTCAATTGGCACTGCAAGAGGATATATAGCATCATATGATACTGAGACTAATGTATTGAAATATTATCAAGATAGATCTTTAAACTTTGGCAATACTTTAGATCAAACTGACAGAAATGATGTTACTAATAAAGCAAATGTTGTAAGTTTTGCCTCAACAACAAATACAATTTCTGATGGAACTTTTACAGCAGCAGTTGATACAAATTTTACTGGAATTACAACTACAATTGGATCTAAAGTAATTAATTTGGGAGTAACTTTCACAGGAGGGGTTGCTGATCCTGAGATAAATAAAAACACGGGAGATGTTATTTACATTGACAATCGTTCTCTTGTTGTAAGAGACTCTAGGCAAAAAGAAGACATCAAAATTATTCTGGAATTCTAAAGAAAAATGTCGCAAAAAACAAATTTAAACATTAATCCATATTATGATGATTTTGATGCATCGAAAAATTTTTTAAAAGTATTATTTAAACCGGGATATCCTGTTCAGAGTAGAGAACTAACAACTTTACAATCTATACTTCAAAATCAGGTAGAAGATTTTGCGGATCATATTTTTAAAGAAGGATCGATTGTTGTTCCTGGAAATATTGGATACGACGGACAATTCTACTCCGTTAAAGTGAATACGACTCAATTTGGAGTTGATTTATCAGTATACATTAAGAATTTTGTTGGAAAAACTATATCTGGGCAAGTTTCTGGAATTACTGCCAAAATTCAAAAGGTAGTTTTTCCGTCAGAAAGTAATGAAGTAGATAATATAACTCTATATGTAAAATATTTAAAATCGGATGAAAATTTTGAATTTTCGCAGTTTATTGATGGAGAATTATTATCAGCAAATGAAAATGTTGTTTATGGAAATACGACTATAAGTGCAGGATCACCTTTTGCGTCTTCAATTAGTTCAGATTCAACCGACATTGGATCTTCGTCGTCAATTGGAGAAGGAATATTTTTTATAAGGGGTTATTTTGTAAAAGTTTCAAAGCAGACAATTATTTTAGATTATTATACAAATACTCCATCGTATAGAGTTGGATTAAAAATTGATGAGTCTATTATTAATGCAAAAGAAGATGAATCTTTATTTGATAATGCAAAAGGATTTACAAATTATGCATCACCAGGATCTGATAGATTAAAAATATCTTTATCACTTACAAAAAGACCTCTAACAGATTCAAATGATACTGATTTTGTAGAGTTGCTTAGAGTAAAAAATGGAAAAGTTAAAAAAATTACAACCAAAACTGAGTATAATAGAATTCGTGATTATCTTGCGGAGAGAACTTTTGACGAATCTGGCAACTATACCATAAATCAATTCGATTTACATGTAGAAGAATCTTTAAATGATAGATTAGGCAGTGATGGAACTTTTTTCAATAATGAAACAACAGATCAAGGAAATATTCCATCAGAAAGTTTAGCAGTACTAAAAATATCACCTGGAAAGGCATATGTTCAAGGTTACGATATTGAAAAAGTATCTACTTCTATTGTAGATGTAGATAAACCTAGAGATACTGCAGACATTAAGAATACTACAGTCCCATTTGAAATGGGAAATATACTGAGAGTTAATAATGTAACTGGAGTAGCAAAGGTAAGAAAAACAATCGCTCTTTATGCACAATTTGGATGTTTGGGGACTCAAATTGGAGAAGCAAGAGTATATTCATTTAGTTTAACTGATGCGGCATATTCTAATGCAGCAACTAGTTGGGATTTGAGATTGTATGATATTCAGACATATACTAGATTAACATTAAATCAATCTGTTTCTTCAGATGAAATAAAACAATCATTCTTTGTTAAAGGAAATAGTACTGGATCAACAGGATTTGCTACAGCAGATGGGTCATCAAATCAAATATTTTTAAGACAAACTTCTGGAACTTTTGCAAAAGGTGAAAGTTTAATTATTAATGGAATACAATCTTCAAGATCTATAACTGAAGTTCATGCATATAATACTCAAAACATTAAGTCAGTAAAACAAACATCACCTTTTGGGCCCAGTTGGGGGACTAGCAATTTTCGAGCGGATTCAATTTTAGATAAATTTAATTTTCCAGGATCAGTATCTGAATTAACAATTACTGCAACTGGGGGAGGTATCTCTACAGTAACTTCTCCAGGTAGAACTTTTGTTGGTATTAGAACTGATACTGTGATCAGATATCAACAATCTGGTTCTTCATTAGAGTATTTTAATAGAATATCTAGTATTGCAACCGATGCATTATCATTTCAAATTTCTGCACTATCAAGTGTTGCTGGAGTATTTAATGGAACACTTCCAACATCAAATATTCAAGTTGATGGATTTTTAGGAGCACCAATAGTAAGAGGATCTGGAACATTATTTGCACCCTTAGTAGAACCGAATGCCTCTAGTATTGATCTTTCTAATTCTCAATTATTCATTACTGAACAGTTAATTGGAAAAGATGTTGATAATTCTGACAATACTATAACTATCAATACTAGTGATATTAGTGGTATTAGCGATGTATCTTGGGTTAATTTTGATCAAGAGAGATTTGGTATTGGATATAGTGGAGGAGGTATAGGAACGATTACTTCGGATGCATTCAGTATTAGTGGAAATACAGTAACTATTAGAGGTTTAGACAGCACTCTTTCAAATAGTGATACTGTTGTTAATGTAACAGCAGTGAAAAATAATATTCAAAGTAAAACTAAAACTTACAGTAGAAGTAGAATTTTATCTGTAAATGGGTCAAAATTAAAAGAGTCTGGAAATAATGCCGTAACCTCTAAAAATGATGGGTTAACATATAATCAATATTATGGTCTGAGAATTCAGGACGAAGAAATATCATTAAATTATCCCGATGTGGTGAAGGTTCTTTCAATTTATGAATCTCTAAATGAATCCAATCCGACTTTAGATATAGTTGATTTTCCAGTCATATCAAATGTTGGAGCAAATGCATTAATTGGTGAAAATATTATAGGGACTAAAAGTAATACTGTAGCCAGAATTGTTACTAATAACACTACATCTCCTTCGTCAGGAAGTACAAATAAATTGGGAGTTATTTATTTAAACGAAAACAAATTTTCCGTAGGTGAATCTGTAGTATTTGAGGAATCAAAAATTAATTCTCAAATTGATTCTATAACAAAGGGCAATTATAATGATATAACTGGATCATATGTATTAAACAGAGGACAGAAAAATCAATATTACGATTATTCAAGAATTGAGAGAAGAAAAAATATTCATGAACCATCTCGTCGTTTATTAATAGTTTTTGATCACTATACAGTTCCAACAGATGATTCTGGAGATGTATTTACCGTCGATAGTTATGATGCAGAAAGATTTTCTAAAGATATTCCAAATATTGGAGGATCCATTAGAGCAACAGATACTTTAGACTTTAGACCTAGAGTGGCAATATTTAATCCTGCAGTAACAACTGATAAATCACCATATGATTTTAATGCTAGAACTTCGGCATTTAATACTTCTCCATTAAGATTATTAGCACCAAAAGAGAATGCAATAGTCAGTCAAAGTTTTTATCTTCCAAGAATGGACAAAGTTTATTTGGATATTCTTGGCAATTTTGTTGTTGAAAAAGGAATTTCCTCAAAAAATCCAAAACCACCTAGCAAGAGAGGGGATTTCATAGAACTTGCAACAATTGCATATCCTGCGTATCTTTATAATACATCTAATGCTGGTATTGTCTTAACTGACAATAGAAGATACACGATGAGAGACATTGGTATTATTGAAGATAGAGTTGAAAATTTAGAAAGAGTAACAACATTATCTCTTCTAGAAATAAATGCAAACACTTTGAGAATTCAAGATACTGAAGGTAGAGATAGATTTAAAAGTGGTTTCTTTGTTGACTCATTTTCCGACAATTCTAAGTTTGATACCTTTCTTTCAACAACTTTGGTTGATCAATCTACTAGAACTTTAAATCCAAACATTAGTAGAAATTCATTAGATTCACTAGTAGCAACTTTAGATGACTTGTCACCACAAGAACTAGATTTAAATGATGAAAATTTAATTTTATTAGACTCTTCTATTCAAAAAACTGGTCGAGCATTAACTCTTGCATATAACGAAATTGATTGGCTAGAACAACCATTTGCAACTAAAGTAGAAAATGTAAACCCTTTCAATATTGTCATTTATGATGGAGTGGTTAAATTACAACCAGAGGTTGATAGTTGGACTAGAACAGTTCAATTGCAGGATGTGAATGTAAATAATAGTTTTACACAAGAAGTCAATCTTGTCAATAATCTAAATCTTACTCAAAATAGATCTTTCAATGTTCCATTAGCTCCAAGATTTAGAGGTGGTGGTGGTGGAGTAGCTAATGCACTTAGAAACTTTGCTGGGGCACTTGGTGGCACTACAAGTGCTAGTAGCACTGCAAGTGATAGTTTTGATACTGTAGATACATTTATTCGCAATGAGGTGGTTGGTACACCTGATGAAGAATTTATGAGGTCTAGAAATGTTGAGTTCAATGCTTCTAATCTCAAACCAAACACCAGATTTTATCAATTTCTGGATGGTAATAGTGCTGTTGATTTGGTTCCTAAACTAATTGAAATTTCTGATAATCAAGGACTTACTGGAAATGGTTCTTCCGGTGCATTTAGGATTGGAGAAACTGTAATTGGAACTGTTAATGGTCAAGAACGAATAAGATTTAGAGTTTGTAATCCGAATCATAAATTAGGACCTTTTAATTCACCAACATCAATTTACAATCAGAATCCGTATAATCCAAATAATCCTACCATATCCAACAATTACAATTCAACATCAAAAATTCTTAATGTAGATACCGCAGCACTTGCACAAAATTCTCAAGGGGACTTTTTTGGATATCTTGAAAGTGGAATGCAGTTGGTGGGACAAACTAGCCAAGCAATTGCATTTGTAAAAGATATTAGATTAATATCAGATAATTATGGAGATCTTATTGGATCTTTTTTCTTAAGAGATCCAAATGCAACACCAAGACCTTCAACAAGAATATCCACAGGAACAAAAACTTATAAACTTACATCAAGTTCTACAAATACCCCTGGATTGCCTGGAAGTAATTCCGTTTCTTTTGCGGAAACAAATTATACTGCAAATGCAACCTTAATTAACTTCCAAGCTACGGTAACAACAAATACTACAACTACTACGATTAATAATACTGTAAATGCAACTAGTGGGGGAAGTGTTGAGGTAGCATATTTTGATCCTCTTGCTCAAACCTTTACTGTTGGTGGAAATATTCAAGTTAAATCTGATATTGATACTGAAGATGATGTGAATGGAGTATTTTTAACCTCTGTAGACATATACTTTGCATCTATTGATAGTGGTACTGCACCTGTTACAGTTCAAGTTAGATCTACATTACTAGGAACTCCTACGTTAGAAGTTATTGGTAATTCATCAGTAACTCTTAGACCTAGATCTGTTGATGAAAATGGTGTTGAAACTCAACTCATTCAAACATCAGATACTGGAGAAATTGCAACTAATGTCAAGTTTCCAGAACCTATTTTCCTGTCACCAGGAAGAGAATATGCGATTGTTCTAATTTCTGCACAAAGTGATGAATATGAAGTATGGTCTGCAGTTATGGGAGAAAAAACTATTAATACACAATCTCTTCCAGATGTTGATCAGGTAATCTATACTCAACAGTTTGCTCTTGGTTCATTATTTAAATCTCAAAATGGTTCTATTTGGACAACAGATCAAAACCAAGATCTTAAATTTAAATTATACAAAGCAGAATTTACTCAAACAACAGGGTCCGTATATTTTTATAACCCACCACTAGATGAAAGTAATGGATATATTAGAAAGTTAAATAATAATCCTATTACTATTCTTCCAAAAACAGGAAAAATTGGCATTGTTACAACAACAAATTCTAATTTTATTGGTATTGTAACTGTTGGCAGAAAACTTGCCGGAGTCAATAATAATGGAGGATCTGCTATTGTTGTTGGACAGGGAAGTTCTGTTAGTAGTGTTAGTCTCACAGATGCAGGTGCGAATTATCCGGCAAGTGTTAGTAATCAAATAGTGAGTACTTACAATGTATCCGGAAAAGGTGAAAATCTTAAACTTCTTATAGACACAAATTCAAGTGGAGTTATTACCGGAGTTGGACACTCTACTATTGATTTTGGAACTGGATATCAAGTTGGAGATGTTGTTGGCATTCAAACTTCAACAACATCTAAACAAACTGGTAGAGATGCTACAGTTACAATTGCTGGAATATCAGGATTGAATACTTTATATCTTTCAAATGTTCAAGGTCAATTTGGTGGTAGTGGTAGTGGAAAAGAATTTGCTGTAGGTGCTGCTGTTAGTTATTATAGTGATGCTTCTACAATTGTATCTGCTGCAGGAACAAATATTTTAAGTTCCTCTTCAGATGGTGGAGTCTACTCTGGTGATTATTTTAAGGTAGATCATTTTAATCATGGAATGTATTCTACTACTAATAAATTGGTAGTAGATAATATTAAATCCGATGTTCCGACAACTGTATTAAGTTCCCAACTAAATGTTGATCAAACATCTACTATTAGTGTTGCTTCTACATCAAACTTCGTAACTTTTGAAGGGAAAAATGTTTCTGGATCATATCCAGGATATGTAAAAATTGGAAATGAAGTTATCAAATATGAAGGTGTTGGATCCGGAATATTAAATATTAGTAGTAATGGTAGAGGAATTGATAATACTATTGCAATCAATCACTTTATAGATACGGATGTAGAAAAATATGAATTTGGTGGAGTTTCATTAAGAAGAGTTAATGGGATAACAACCTCTATTGCTTCCCCAGTAGATATTGATAGCTATCATGTAAGAATTGATAGGTCATCTAATAAAGGAACTTCAAGATTGAATGATGGATCTTCAGCAGGAGATCCCCAGTTATCATTCAATGATGAAAAATTAATTGGTGGGGATAATGTTACTGCTTCCCAAAACATAATGTATGATGCAGTAAATCCAATATATGGCATTCTGACACCAGGTTCAACAACTTCTGTAACTGGACAAATCAGAACTGTAACTGCAACAAGTGTTAGTGGAAATGAGGTTTCGTTTAATGATAGTGGATATCAACAAATTCAATTAAATGAATTAAACTCTTTAAATTCGGTAAGAATGGTTGCATCAGAAGCAAATCAAAATGAATATTTGACTTCTTTACCAAGAAAGAAATCGTTTACTACTGCAATCGTATTTAATTCTAATGATCCTAATAGTGCATTATCTCCAATACTTGATCTTAATCAAGCAAGAACAGAATTTAATCTATCTCGTTTAAACAATCCAATTGATGATTATTCCAGTGACAGTCGTGTCAATTCAATATTATTCGATCCACATGCTTCTGTATATTATTCAAATATAAACACTCTTAAAAATCCAGCTTCTGGACTAAAAGTTATTATTGCTGCAGAAAGACCAGGAGATTCTGATTTTAGAGTTCTTTATACTACAATAAAAGCAGATTCTAGTGAAATTAGTCAATCTTATGAACTATTTCCAGGATATAATAATTTGAAAGAGACTACTGAAGGATTTTTAGTTGTTGATCAATCTAAAAATAGTGGATTGCCGGACACAAAAGTTAAAGCAAGTCTTGATGGAGAATTTTTAGAATATGAATTTACAGTTGAAAATTTAGATTTATTCACTGGATATGGTATCAAAATTGTAATGAATAGTTCAAATCAGGCACAAGCACCTCGTTTAGCAGACCTTAGAGTAATTGCACTAAGATGATAAAAGTAAAGGGATATTCAAATCTATATCGAGATGAAGATACTGGCAGTATTATAAATTGCGACACTGCCAATTATAATCAATACGTAAATTCTTTAGCACAAAAAAATTTACGTAAAAAAGAGTTAGATGAAATGAAAAAAGATATTGAAGAAATAAAAAATTTACTCAAAGATTTCTTGAGTAAATAGTTACTATCAATAATTCATATAAATATCTAAAGGTATGTTAGCAACATAAAATAATGGCTGTTTATGTATCAAATATTGTTATCGAACAAGGATTTGATTTTGATACTTCATTTCAACTAGAAGATACCAGAACAAATTCTCCATTGATATTGACTAGTGCTTCTGCTGAAGCTAAACTGAGAAAACATTATGGTTCTACAACATCTGTATCTTTTGCATCGTCAATAACTAGTCCCGAATTAGGAATTATTTCTATTTCATTGAATGCATCACAAACTGTTAATATAAAACCTGGCAGATATGTTTTTGATGTGAAATTAACAAATTTTGGAAAAGAATTTAAAGCTGTGGAAGGTGCAGCACTAATAAGAGGGGGAGTCACTAGGTAATGCCCAATATCAACGACAGGATTGGTTCTCAAAATGTAATCCGTGTTTTATCCAATGCTTCTGCTCCACCAACACGATTACTAAATTTAACTGATGTAAATTCCACTCTAAGAACTAGAGATGGAATGATTTTGGTATGGGATCTGGCAACAGAATCCTTCTATATGACGGATACGATTGATTCGTCAACCCTCAATATTACTGGTATTGCAACATTTTCAAATACTACTCAATCTTCATCACCAACGAGTGGTGCTTTGGTTGTTGATGGTGGAATTGGAATTGGTAAAGCAGTAAATATTGGAGGAAATCTAAAAGTTGCTGGTGTCTCAACATTTTCTTCTAATTTAGATATTAATGCTGCTGTTGACATCTTAAATGGATTAACAGTAAATTCAACGTTCAAGTCTGTAGGAATTACAACTCTTGCTTCTGCTGGTGGTATTACCACTACTGGAGGTGATTTATATGTAGATGATAATTTATATGTAGGTACTAATCTAGAAGTTGCCGGAACTTCGAACTTTATTGGAAATGCCACATTTAGAGGTGGCACAATTGGAATTGGAGATTCTTCTACTGACGATATTGATGTTGGTGGAGAATTTGTATCTAATTTGGTTCCAAATGTCGATAATACTTTTGATATTGGTATTACAACACAAAGATGGAGAGACGGGAAATTTTCTGGTCTTGTAACTACAACCAATTTATTTGTTTCTGGGATATCTACTTTTAATGGAAATTTAGATTTTAATAGTAATATTGATATTGAAGGTAATGTAATAATTACCGGATTTGCAAGTGTTACTGAAGGTTTATATTATGATGCTAACGATTATGATGGACCAAATGGAATTGCTTATTTTGATAATACTGGAAAACTAATTGGTGCTGCCAGTACGGAAAATGCATTAACCGAAAGTTATTTCGTATTAACAACTAACAATGTAGGAATTCCTACTTGGACTTCGGTAATTGATGGAGGATCTTACTGATGGCAAAACCTAGCACTAGACAAGGACTTATTGATTATTGCCTAAGACAACTTGGAGCACCAGTTTTAGAAATAAATGTAGCTGATGAGCAGATTGATGATTTAGTTGATGATACTATTCAATACTTTAATGAAAGACATTATGATGGTGTTGAGAAAATGTATCTTAAGTATAAAATTACTCAAGATGATATTGATAGAGGAAGAGCCAAGGGAACAGATGGAGTAGGTATTGTAACAACAACCGGAACTGCAAATGTTGTTGGTTTTGGAACAACAACATTTAATTTTTATGAGACTTCAAACTATATTCAAGTTCCAAACTCTGTTATAGGAGTTGAAAAAATATTTAAGTTTGATACTAGCACAATCTCCGGGGGAATGTTTAGTATTAAGTATCAATTGTTTTTGAATGATCTTTATTATTTCAATTCAGTTGATTTACTAACATATGCAATGACCAAATCTTATTTGGAAGATATTGATTTTTTACTGACGACAGAAAAACAGGTAAGATTTAATAAAAGGCAAGATAGATTGTATCTAGATATTGATTGGGGAGCACAATCTAAAGATACATATCTTGTTCTCGAATGCTATCGAGCACTTGATCCTGAAAGTTTTTCTCAAGTTTATAATGATAGTTTTGTTAAAAAGTATCTTACTGCATTAATAAAGAAACAATGGGGACAAAATTTAATTAAATTTCAGGGAGTAAAACTTCCAGGAGGAATTGAACTCAATGGCCGTGCAATATTTGAAGATGGTCAAAGAGAATTAGAAGATATAAAGCAGAGGATGTCTTCTGAATATGAATTACCACCTCTTGATTTTATTGGATAATTAGTATGGCATTAAATCCATTTTTTCTTCAAGGATCTACAAATGAACAATTTCTTGTTCAAGATATAATAAATGAGCAATTAAAAATTTATGGTATAGAAGTTTATTATCTTCCTAGAAAAATTTTTAAGACCGATGATATTATTAGAGAAATACAATCGTCAAAATTTGATGATAGTTTTCTGATAGAAGCATATCTGAATAATTATGATGGATATGCTCCCGATAGTGACATCATGACAAAGTTTGGATTGAGATTAAAAAATGAAATAAATTTAACTATCTCAAGAGATAGATATCAAGAATTCATTGCACCATTTCTAGAAGGCATATCTGCAGGTATTAAAGATGGTTTAATTTTAGAATATGACTTTGCAGATTTGATTGCTAGACCTAAAGAAGGTGATCTGATCTATTTTCCTCTTGGTGAAAGATTATTTGAGATTAAAAGAGTTGAATCAGAAAAACCATTTTATCAATTGGGAACTAATTATGTTTATGAGTTAAGTTGCGAACTTTATGAATATGAAAATGAACTTGTCGATACTAATATTGAAGAAGTTGACAATACTGTAGAAGACGAAGGATATATTTCGACCATTGTTCTTACAGGAATTGCTGCTACTGCTGTTGCAACGGCAACAATTAGTAATAATGCTATTAGCGAAATATTCTTAAATAATGATGGTAGTGGGTATACTTCTATTCCTACGGTAACCTTTTCAAGTCCAAATATAGGAGTAAATACGGCAACGGCAGTAGCAGTAACGACTTCTATATTAAATGTCCAATCTATTCTTAGATTAGAATTAACCAATGGTGGAAGTGGATATACATCCCCACCTACAATAACAATAAGTGGTGGTGGTGGCACAGGAGCAACTGCTACATGTTCAGTTGGAGGAACTCAGTTTAGTGTCAATTCTCTTGTTGTATCCAATGTTGGAGCGGGATATGCGACTACTCCTCAAGTTGTTATTGGTAGTCCTGGTGTAGGAATTACTGCAACAGCAATTGCTGCAATCAATTCTAGTAATAAAATTGAATCTTTGAGAATTTTGAATCCAGGAATTGGATATACGCAAGCACCGGAAGTATCTTTTAGTGCATTTTCTACTGTTGGTGTCGGTACATTCTTATATAATGAGAAGGTTACTGGACAGACATCAGGTCTGACAGCAGTAGTTAGAGATTTTAGAAGAGATACTACTGTTAGCACAATAGATCCACCAGTCAACTTAAGAGTTTCATTGAATACGGGAAAATTTTATGTTGGTGAAACTATTGTGGGAGAAATTTCATCAGCTACATATGTTGTCAAGGAACATAATTTAGAAAGTTATGATAATCCATATGATTCGAATGAAGAATTTGAATTAGGAGCAGACAATATATTAGACTTTTCAGAATCAAATCCATTTGGTACTTATTAATGCTAGGAACATATTTTTATCACGAAATTATAAGAAAAACTATTATTAGTTTTGGAACGTTGTTTAATGATATTTCTATTAGACATACAAAGAAAGATGGTAGCATTTTAGATGAAACAAAAGTTGGTCTTTCTTATGGACCAATGCAAAAATTTCTTGCAAAAATTGAACAGCAAGAGCAATTAACAAAATCTGTTGCAATTACTCTTCCTAGAATGTCATTTGAGATGACCACAATTCAATATGATTCGACTAGAAAAACTGGAGTTACTCAAACATTTAAGGCAAACGATACTACTGATAATAAAACAAAAAAAGTTTTTATGCCGGTTCCATATAATATTGGATTTGAACTTAATATTTTCAGTAAGTTAAATGATGATGCTCTTCAAATTATTGAGCAGATACTTCCATTTTTTCAACCATCATTTAATTTGACTGTAGATTTAGCCAGTTCTATTGGAGAGAAAAGAGATATTCCAATTGTTCTCGATAGTATTGATTTTCAAGATGATTATGAAGGATCATTCCAAACGAGAAGAGCATTAATTTATACTTTAAGATTTACTGCTAAAACTTATCTGTTCGGTTCTATTGCTGAAACTTCCGAAGGTCTTATTCGTAAGGTTCAAGCTGATATTTCTTCGAGCACAGATACAAAGACCGCAAAACGTGAAATGAGATATGTTGCTTCTGTCGATCCAATTACCGCAGATCCAAGTGATGACTTTGGATTTACCGAAGAATGGTCTTTCTTACCAGATTCTAAGGAGTATAGTCCTACTAGACAAGAGGATATTTGATTGTTATGAATAATAATTATGATTCAATCGATGAGGCTCTGAATATTGATAGTGATATTGTGGAGCCAAAACCAATCAAAAAACCAGAGATTATAAAATCTAAGGATGATGATATAGAGAAGGATTATGTTTATAGTCGTGCGAACCTCTACTCCCTTATAGAGAAGGGTCAGGAGGCAATCAACGGCATTATGGAGGTAGCAGGGGAAGGAGGCAGTCCAAGGGCATACGAGGTCGCAGGGCAGTTGATTAAGAGTGTTGCAGATACTACTGATAAATTGATTGACTTGCAGAAGAAACTTAAGGATGTAGAAGACGAAACTAAAAAAACCACAAATAATGTTACTAATAATGCAGTCTTTGTTGGTTCTACATCAGAACTTCAAAAAATGCTCAAGCAAGGTTTTCTAAATAATAAAGAATAGACTACTTTTCATCGATGAAAAAGTGTAAGCAAGGATATTATTACTGTTATACTGATAAAAAGTGTAAACGAATTCCATTAGGATATCGTGTTGCATCTGGTGGATATCTTCGCAAAGAAAACGGAGAAGAATCTGGAGAAGATAGTGATAATAATGGAAACGGTAATGGAAATGGTGGAAATGGTAATGGTAATGGGAATGGTGGAAATGGTGGAGGAGTAAGTGAATCGAAAAGTGGTGATAGTTCTTTGCGTGACTGGTTTGGCAAGAGTAGGTCTAGTGATGGCAAGCCTGGTTGGGTTCAATTGGGTGGTAAATATGCCGGAAAACCCTGTGCCAAACAACCAGGACAAACCACAAAACCAAAATGTGGATCCAGCAAAATGGCCGCAAATTTAGATGATAAGGAAGAGAAAAAAGCATTTAATAGAAAGCAACGTCAAGATCCAAATCCAGATAGAAAAGGGAAGGCAATCAACGTGAAGACTGAAGAAACTGTAATAGAAAAGGCAGGTGAAAAAGATGCCTGTTATAAGAAGGTTAAGTCACGTTATTCTGTATGGCCTTCTGCATATGCTTCCGGAGCACTTGTAAAGTGCCGTAAGGTTGGTGCTGCTAACTGGGGAAATAAGTCAGAGTCTGTAGAGTATTCTGATTGGAGAAACGATTTTCAGGCAATGGAATATGAGTTCGTTGATATTATCAAACCAGAACCCATCAAAGGTGGGCAAGAACAGATTGATGAGGGACAGAAGTGTTGGAAGGGATATGAGAAGAAAGGAACCAAAAAGATGTTTGGTAAAACTTATAACAACTGTGTGAAGAAGGAAGGATATGATGTTGGTGATGTTGATCAAAAAGTTGGTGCCGTAACTCCTATTCCTAAAGATGAGAGAGAAGCAGCAAAACAAAGATTACTTGCTAAGGCAAAAGCAAAACGTGAAAAAATGAAGGAAGAAAAAGAAGAATCTAGAATTGGTGGTGGTAACTTGAAGAAACTTGCAATTCAGGCAACAAAAAGAATTGATGCTGATGTGGATGGTGATATTGATAGTGTAGACATGAAATCTCCAGAAACTGGAGTGTTTGTTCCTTCTCCTGATGGTAAGAAAAAATTAAAACCAAAGGTAAGATTTGAACAATCTGATTGGAAGAGTGAACTTGGAGAAGGTGCTGCCTGGACTAAAAAATCAGGTAAGAGTAAGTCTGGAGGACTCAATGAAAAAGGACGCAAGTCTTATGAAAGAGAAAATCCTGGTAGTGATCTGAAAGCACCTAGTAAAAAAGTTGGCAATCCTCGTAGGAAAAGTTTTTGTGCAAGAATGAAGGGAATGCGGAAGAGGCAAAAACCCTCCAATAATACTGGTGATGATAGATTGTCTAAATCATTAAGAGCTTGGAATTGTTAATTTGATTTTATGAGTGACGTATATCTTGGTAATCCATTATTAAAAAAAGCAAATACTCCGATTGAGTTTACAGAGGATCAAATTATTGAGTTTCTAAAATGTAAACAAGATCCAGTTTATTTTGCAAACAATTATATTAAAATTGTTTCTCTTGATGAAGGTTTGACACAATTTCATCCATATCATTTTCAAGAGAAATTAATTCATAATTTTCACAACAATAGATTTAATATCTGCAAGATGCCACGACAGACTGGTAAGTCTACTACTGTGGTATCATATCTTTTACATTATGCACTTTTCAATGACAGTGTAAACATTGGTATTCTGGCAAACAAAGCATCTACTGCTAGAGAATTGTTAGCAAGATTATCAACCGCATACGAAAACTTGCCAAAATGGATGCAGCAAGGTATTCTGGTATGGAATAAAGGAAATATAGAACTCGAAAATGGCAGTAAGATATTGGCATCATCTACATCTGCGAGTGCTGTCCGAGGCATGTCGTTCAATATCTTATTTCTCGACGAATTCGCATTCGTCCCCAATCATGTCGCTGACTCCTTCTTTGCATCTGTTTATCCTACTATTACTTCTGGTAAAAGCACAAAGGTAATTATTGTATCCACACCACACGGTATGAATCATTTCTACCGTATGTGGCATGATGCGGAAAGAAATAAAAACGAATATATTCCTACAGAGGTTCACTGGTCAGAAGTTCCCGGTAGAGATGTTGTTTGGAAAGAACAAACAATTGCAAACACATCGGAACAACAATTTCGGGTTGAGTTTGAATGTGAGTTCTTAGGTTCTGTTAATACACTTATCAACCCATCAAAACTCAAAACTTTAGTATATGAAGATCCAATACAAAGAAATGCCGGATTAGATGTTTATGAAAATCCTATTGAGGATCATAATTATCTAATTACAGTTGACGTTGCTCGTGGACTTGGTAATGACTATTCAGCATTTATTGTTTTTGATATCACAGAGTTTCCTTATAAGGTAGTTGCAAAATATAGAAATAATGAAATCAAACCAATGCTATTTCCTAATATCATATTTGATGTAGCAAAAGGTTATAATCAATCCTGGTTATTGATAGAGGTTAATGATATTGGTGATCAAGTTGCTAGTATTCTTCAATATGATTTAGAATATGAAAATATTTTAATGGCAACTATGAGAGGTAGAAATGGACAGATAGTGGGAACAGGGTTCTCTGGCAAAAAAACTCAACTTGGAGTTCGCACAACTTCGGCAGTTAAAAAATTGGGATGTTCAAATCTCAAAACTCTTGTAGAAGATGATAAATTACTTGCATCTGATTATGAAATTATATCAGAACTAACTACGTTTTCACAAAAAGGAAATTCTTTTGAGGCAGAAGAAGGATGTAATGATGACTTGGCAATGTGTCTTGTAATATTTTCCTGGTTAGTAGCACAAGAATATTTTAAGGAGATGACAGAGAATGATGTAAGAAAAAGAATATATGAAGAGCAAAAAAATCAAATTGATCAGGACATGGCTCCATTTGGATTTATTGAGGATGGAATTAATGGTGAAACAACTTTTGTAGATGATTCGGGGGATAGATGGTATGCAGATGAGTATGGTGATCGTTCATATATGTGGGACTATAGGTAATGTCCATTGATGATGAGATAGAACTAGAACATTTATTATTTTTTGATCGCAAATGTAGAGTATGTGGAGAAGTCAAAAGTTTACTTGATGATTTTTATTTGACTCGAAAAGATAGAGGAACATTACCATCTGCATATTCATATGAATGTAAAGTATGTACAAAGAAAAGAGTCAATAAAAAAGAAAAAAAGAAATTAATTGTATGGGAATATCCAGATTGGTAAATATCACGCATGGTTTCCCCACTGAAAATACCCCTTTTCATAAATATTTTTAGATAAATTTGGATGCGAGGACAAACAAGATGCCATTAAATTTAGCATCTCCTGGAATTAGGGTAAGGGAAGTAGATCTTACTATAGGAAGAATTGATCCATCTTCTGCGAAAGTTGGTGGACTTGTTGCTCCTTTTGCACAAGGTCCTGTCGAACTTCCGACAATAGTAGGATCGGAAAAGGGTTTACTTGATAATTTTGGAAAACCATATAGTAATGATAAGCATTATGAGCATTGGCTCACTGCTTCATCATATCTTGCATATGGTTCTCAGATGAGAATTGTTAGAGCAGATGATGATCATCTTCAGAATGCTTTTGTTGGTACAGGAAGTTCAATTAAAATTAAAAGTATTGAGCACTATGAGCAACTTCAGTACGATGATAATGTAATTACCGGTAAAACATTTGTTTCCAAGAATCCAGGATCTTGGGCAGATGGAATTAGAATCGGTATTATCGACGCAAAGGCAGATCAGGTTCTTACCGGAATTGATACTACAGGAATCAATGGTGGAGCTTCTAATATTGCAGTTGGAATGGGTATTACCCAAACCTTAGTCGGAAAAACTGATATTGGTGCAGGAACAACAACAGCACTTACTGGACACCTTAAAGGTATGATTACCGAAGTTGGTGTTGGACAAATCAGTGTTAAAGTTCTTTCACAAGTTGATGGAGCAACTGAAACTGCTAAAGACTATCAGGAGGGTGGAGTTTTTGCATTCACTAATACTGGAAATGTAGCAATTCATACTGCTTCTACAGCAGCATCGTTTGGATCTACTGCATATACTGCAAGACAGGATTGGTTCTCACAACAAACGGTAGCAATTTCTACTTCAACCGTTGGTGGATCGACAGTTACTACAACTCAACCTTGGAATACTGTTGGAGATAAACCAGGAACTTCACAATATGCTGCTGATAGAGGAGCAAGATTTGATGAGGTTCATGTTGTAATTATTGATGGTGATGGTAAAGTTACTGGAAATGCAGGAACAATTCTTGAAAAACATCTTAATCTTTCCAAAGCGACTGATGCAGAATATTCTGCAGGATCACCTTCTTATTGGAGATCTTATCTAAAAACAAATTCAGCATTTGTTTTTGGTGGTGATGAGCCATCTGGAACTGTTGATATCGGATTTGCTGCCGGTGGATTTACTCCAGTTACTGGAGGAAGTTGGGACAAAGAAGCAGAAGGAACTATCTTTAAGACTATTGGTAAATCCAATGGTGTTATGGAAGGTGGTAAGAATTATGATGGAGGGTCTACAATCAGTGGTAGTGGAGCACTTTCGGTCGATCTAAACAAATTAGTTGCCGGATATAGTTTATTTGAAAACACAGAGAATTATAAAGTAGATTTCCTCATGATGGGATCTGCAAATTATGAAAAAGAAACCGCACAGGCACTTGCAAATAAATTAATTGCAGTTGCTAATCTGAGAAAAGATTCTCTTGCGTTTATCTCTCCATATAGAAAAGCATTCATTATTGATACTGCTGCAGGATCTGTTACAGTTAATAATGATGAAACTATCACTGAAAATATATTAGAATTCTTCTCACCACTAACATCATCATCTTATGCAATCTTTGATAGTGGATATAAGTACATGTATGATAGATTTGCAAACACCTTCCGTTATATCCCATTAAATGGAGACATTGCCGGTATTTGTGCTCGTAATGATATTGATAACTTCCCATGGTTCTCACCTGCTGGAACTACAAGAGGTGCAGTTCTCAATGCAGTTAAACTGACTTATAATCCTTCTCAAACACAAAGAGATCGGTTGTATTCCGCAAGAATCAATCCAGTTATTGTTTCACCCGGTGGTGGTATTACACTATTTGGAGATAAGACTGCACTTGCAAAATCATCAGCGTTTGATCGTATTAACGTTCGTAGATTGTTTATCTTCCTTGAGGATTCAATTTCTGCTGCCGCAAGGGACCAACTCTTCGAGTTCAACGATGAAATTACAAGAACCAATTTTGTAAATATTGTTGAACCATTCCTCCGTGATGTTCAGGCAAAACGAGGTATTCAAGATTATGTTGTTATTTGCGATGAAACAAATAACACTGCTGCAATTATAGATAATAACGAGTTTGTGGCAGAAATCTTCATCAAACCTGCAAGATCAATCAACTTCATTGGTCTTACATTTGTTGCCACCAGAACTGGTGTTTCATTTAATGAAGTAATCGGTAACGTTTAATTTAGAGGTTAAAAGAAAAAAATGCCTAGTCGCCAACAACGAAATACCGCACCATTAAGAACTATCAGTGATTTTAAAAGTAAACTGACTGGTGGTGGTGCAAGACCCAATCTATTTGAAGTTGAATTAGCATTTCCAAGTGCTGCTAAACCAGATAATGAATCTGAAGTTTTAGAAAAAGCAAGATTTCTTGTAAAGGCAGCAGCATTGCCTGCCTCTACAATTGCAAATATTGATATTCCCTTTAGAGGTCGTATCCTTAAAATTGCTGGAGATAGAACATTCGAAACCTGGACAATCACGGTTATGAATGATGTTGATTTCTCCATTCGTTCTGCTTTCGAAAAATGGATGAATATTATTAACAAAATGAGTGATGGAACTGGAATTGCAAATCCAGCACTATATCAAAAAGATGCTGTTGTTAAACAACTTGATCGTGATGGTTCTCTTCTAAGATCCTATAAGTTCTGGGATATTTTCCCGACTAATCTTTCTACAATTGATTTGAGTTACGATACAACTGATACTATTCAGGAGTTTACCGTAGAAATGCAAGTTCATTATTGGGAAGCATTTAGAGGAACAGCTGCTCAAGCAGGTGGTGAAAATATTACCTAAATAATAAAATAGTAGTCTAAGTTAGTTTATAATATGGCAAAACTTTTTGGTTTTTCTATTGATGATACAGAAAAGAAATCCAAATCTGTAGTTTCCCCTGTCCCCGTGAATAACGAGGATGGGGTTGATAACTATATTAGCAGTGGATTTTATGGTTCATATGTAGATATTGAAGGACAATATAGAACAGAATTTGATTTAATCAAAAGATACAGAGAGATGTCACTACATCCAGAAGCGGATGGTGCTATCGAAGATGTTGTAAATGAAGCAATTGTGAGTGATCTTTATGATTCTCCAATTGAAATTGAATTGTCTAATTTAAATGCCACGGATAATTTAAAGAAAGCAATCAGACAAGAATTTAAGTATATTAAAGAAATTCTAGATTTTGATAAGAAGTCACACGAAATTTTTAGAAATTGGTATGTTGATGGAAGACTTTACTATCATAAGGTAATTGATCTCAAAAATCCTCAGGAAGGAATTAAAGAGCTGAGGTACATTGATCCAATGAAGATGCGGTTTGTCCGTCAAGAAAAGAAGCAAGATAAGAATGTTATTGGACCAAATATTGCTGGTCGTGATGAACAGAAAAATGGTATTGCTCCAGAAATTGAAGAGTATTTTGTTTACACTCCAAAACCTCAATATCCGACAGGAAACTTAACTGGTGGTGGTGGAAATAAGGGAACTAAAATTGCAAAAGATGCAATTACATACTGCACTTCAGGTCTTGTAGATAGAAACAAAGGAAATATTCTTTCTTATCTCCACAAAGCAATCAAGGCACTCAATCAACTTAGAATGATTGAGGATTCTTTGGTCATCTATAGATTATCAAGAGCACCAGAACGTCGTATTTTTTACATTGATGTTGGTAATCTTCCTAAGGTAAAGGCAGAACAATATCTTCGTGATGTTATGAATCGTTATCGTAACAAACTTGTATATGATGCAAATACGGGTGAAGTTCGTGATGATCGTAAATTTATGAGTATGATGGAAGATTTCTGGCTTCCCAGAAGAGAAGGAGGTAGAGGAACTGAGATTACAACTCTTCCTGGTGGACAAAACTTAGGAGAACTTGCTGATATTGAGTATTTCCAAAAGAAACTTTATAGAGCACTTGGAGTTCCAGAATCTAGAATTGCTGCCGATGGTGGTTTTAACCTTGGTCGTTCTTCAGAGATTTTAAGAGATGAACTTAAGTTTGCTAAGTTTGTTGGTCGTTTGAGAAAGAGATTTGCTCAAATGTTCAATGATATGTTGAAGACACAACTCATTCTTAAGAACATTGTTTCAGTAGAAGACTGGGATAGAATTAGTGATCATATTCAATATGATTTCTTGTATGATAATCAGTTTGCAGAACTGAAAGAAACTGAGATGTTGAATGAGAGACTTGGTGTTCTTGCAACTATTGAACCTTATATTGGTAAGTATTATTCAACTCATTGGGTTCGTAGTAAAGTTCTTCGTCAGACTGATGGAGAGATGGTTGAAATGGATGAGCAAATTGAACAAGAAATCAAAGATGGAATTATTCCCGATCCAAGTGCAATGGATCCAATAACTGGAGAACCATTACCACAAGAAGGTGAGCAGGGAATGATGGGTGATGTTCCGATGGAACCTGAAGTAGATGGTGGCATGACTGAAGTAGACGGTAAAGCTGCCGAGATATAAATATAAAATATACATATATTAAATTTTCATGGAAGAAATTGTAAATTTAGTCGGATCCGATTCGTCGGCATCTGATATTAGTGACAGAATTAAAGATGTTTTGTATGCAAAAGCAGCAGAACGTATTAATACTATTCGTCCAACAGTTGGCGCATCCATGTTTGATGACCAGCAAGATAATTCCGAAGGGGAAGAGTAATGGCAAGAACTTTATGTAAAGGTGCGGAGGCAGCTCTGCCCACAACAACTGGTGCCGCAACTAGTTTTACTCAAGCAACTGTTGTTCGTTTAGTAAATACTCATACTTCCAACCATTTAGTAACTGTTGTAGAAACTCAAAGTGGAGACGTGGTTGGTTCTTTTACTTTACCAACAGGTGCAGTTGAATATCTTGAGAAAAATCCAACTCAGTGTGTGTTTGCCGCAAATGCTGGTGTATTGGGATCAAAAGTAGGATTTACAGGTTAATACAAATGAAACTCATCACCGAAGAAATTTCAAACGTAAAGATTATTACCGAAGGTAAAGGTTCTAATAAGAAACTTTATATTGAAGGAGTTTTCCTTCAAGCAGACCTCGAAAATCGTAATAAAAGAATGTATCCTATGGAGACTCTTTCTCGTGAAGTAAAAAGATATAATGAGGCATTCGTCCAAAAGGGACGTGCTCTTGGAGAACTTGGTCATCCTGATGGACCTACAGTAAATCTTGACCGTGTTTCACATAAGATTACTTCACTCACTCAAGAGGGTAGTAATTTCAGGGGTAAGGCACAAATCCTTAATACTCCTATGGGTAAAATTGCATCTTCACTTTTAGATGAAGGTGTGATGCTTGGAGTTTCTTCTCGTGGTGTTGGTTCATTAAAAGAAGACCGTGGTGGTATAAAAGTTGTTGGTGAAGATTTCATGTTAGCAACTGCTGCTGATATCGTTGCCGATCCTTCTGCACCCGATGCATTTGTATCAGGAATTATGGAAGGAAAAGAGTGGGTTTGGGAAGGAGGAATTCTTCGTGAGCAACTCGCAGAAAGAACTCAGAAGAGAATTAACACTCTTGTTGACCAAAAAGTTCTCGAAGAACATAAGTTAAACTTGTTCAACGAATTCTTATCAAATCTTTAAATTATAAATAAATATATTAGTATAAAAATCTAATACAATCAAATGTCCGTTGGTAGCAATTTACAAGAAATGGAAAACGTAGTAACTAAAGGAGCTGCTGCATCTGAGGTAATGCCAAAATCCGGAAGCAATGCTTCTGGTGTTTCGACCCCTGGTCAAACTGGCAGTTACGAAGATCTCGGTGGCCCTACTCCAGAAAACTATAAAGTAGACGACAACTCTGCTAAACTCGCAGAACCCAAAATCGCAACTGTCAAAGACATTGTGAATAGGGGTGCTAAACCTGCTGATCCCATGCCTAAGGGTATGAAGGAAGAAGAGGAAGTTGCAGGTGAAGTAGTCGAAGAAGAAGAGACCACTGCATCGGCCGAAGATGTAGTCTCCGAAGAAGAAACTTCTGAAGAAGAAGTTGTATCCGAAGAAGAGCAAGCACCAGAAGCAGAATATAACATCGAAGAAGATGTTGAAGCACTGCTTGCCGGTGAAGAACTTTCCGAGGACTTCCAAGAGAAAGCACGTACCATTTTTGAAGCTGCTATCAAAACAAAAGTTGCCGAAGTTCAAGAAGAACTGAAGGCACAATACGAAACAACTCTCGAAGAAGAAGTTTCCGTTATTAAGGAAGAACTAACTAGTAGAGTTGATGCATACCTTGAGTATGTTGCCGAAGAGTGGATTTCTGAAAATCAACTCGCAATTGAGCAAGGTCTCAAGGCAGAAATGACCGAATCATTCCTGACTGGAATGAGAAGTCTTTTTGAAGATCATTATGTAACAATCCCTGAAGAAAAATATGATGTAACTACCGCAATGGTAGAGAAATTAGATGAAATGGAAGATAAACTCAACGAGCAAATTAAATCTAATGTTGCTCTTAATCAAAGATTAGCTGAGTCGGTTGCTGATGTAATCTTCTCCGAGGTCTGCGAAGGTCTAGCACTTTCCCAGAAGGATAAACTCGCTTCTCTTGCCGAAAATGTTGAGTTTGATAGTGAAGACAACTATCGTGAGAAACTAGCAACCCTGAGAAATTCATATTTCCCAGAAAATGCTGGTGCTCAAAGAGACACTTCAGAGAATATCTCCGAGAGTTCAGAGTCCATTGCACAACCAGTTACTGGTCTAATGGAATCCTATCTCGACACTCTGACCAGAGTTTCTAAAAAGTGATTTTTTAATTATAAATCAAACTAAAATTTTTAACAAGGTAAATTCAAATGCAAGGTTTCAATGCTGAATACCTTCAGGAGAAGTGGGCACCTATCCTCAACCATGAGGGTCTCGGAGGCATCAATGATGCTCATAAGAGAATGGTTACCGCAGTTCTTCTGGAGAATCAAGAAAGAACAATCAGAGAAGAAAAGGAATTCCTTTCCGAAGCTCCTACTAACTCAACCGGTTCCAGTATCGATAATTTCGATCCTGTTCTGATCTCATTGATCAGACGCGCAATGCCTAACTTGGTCGCATATGACCTCGCAGGTGTTCAACCGATGAACGGTCCTACTGGACTAATCTTCGCAATGCGTTCACGCTTCAGCACCCAGGGTGGTACCGAAGCATTGTTCGACGAAGCAGATACTGGATTCTCTAACAGTGGAATCGGAAGTGCTACTCCATATGTTGCTGGTCAGGAAGCAAACGTTGGTTTAGGAATTACTGGTTTACAAGCTGCTGGAAGTAATCCTTCCAATCCAGGTCTTCTGAGTCCAACTGCTCAAACCCAAGGTGCTTATGGCGTTGGTCAGGGCATGGACACATCGATGTCCGAAAGCCTTGGAGATGGTCAGACATTCAACGAGATGGCATTCTCGATTGAGAAAGTCACCGTTACTGCTAAGTCCCGTGCTCTGAAAGCAGAGTATTCTCTGGAACTGGCACAAGACCTCAAGGCAATTCATGGTTTGAATGCTGAGGCAGAACTTGCCAACATTCTCTCCACTGAAATCCTTGCGGAAATCAACAGAGAAGTCATCAGAACCATCTATAAGGTTGCAGAACCCGGTGCTCAACAGAATGTTGCTACTGCCGGTACTTTCGACCTTGACGTTGACTCTAATGGACGTTGGTCTGTTGAGAAGTTCAAAGGTCTTATTTTCCAAATCGAGAGAGATGCGAACGCAATCGCACAAAGAACTCGTAGAGGAAAGGGCAACATGATTCTGTGTTCCGCAGACGTTGCTTCCGCACTGACCATGGCTGGTGTACTTGATTACACCCCTGCACTCAATGCAAACCTGAACGTTGATGACACCGGTAACACCTTCGCAGGTGTACTTGCTGGTAAGTATAAGGTCTACATCGATCCTTATTCTGCAAACGTTTCTGCTGATCAGTACTATGTTGCTGGTTATAAAGGTTCTTCACCTTATGACGCAGGTCTGTTCTACTGCCCTTACGTTCCTCTTCAGATGGTTCGTGCAGTTGGAGAGAACACCTTCCAGCCCAAAATCGGATTCAAGACTCGTTACGGTATCGTTTCTAACCCCTTCGCAGAAGGAACTACTGAGAGTTTGGGAAGACTCCAAACCAACAAAAACCGTTACTACAGAAGAGTCAAAGTTCAAAACCTCATGTGATCCACGGTTCACATATTTTTTACAGAGGGTCTTCGGACCCTCTTTTTTTATCTAAATACAAATAAAACAATGGCGACGGCATTTGGTAAGCAGATAGGAAATAGAAATTTTTTATCACCTGTTGGTTTTAAATTTACATTAGCAAAAGAACCAAAGGTTGATTTTTTTTCAAACTCTGCTAGCATTCCCAATATAAGTTTAGGAACAGCAGTTCAACCAACCTATCTTAAGGATATTGATATTCCTGGTGATAAACTTACTTATGGAGATTTTTCCTTAAGATTTTTAGTTGACGAAAATATGGTCAACTATATGGCAATTCATAATTGGATGACAGGTTTAGGTTCTCCAGAGACGGCACAAGAGTTTAAAGATTTAACAACAGATGCTAATGGAGTAAGAGATTTAAAACAACAATTTAGTGATGGAAGTCTTCACATTTTAAATAGTAACTTTAGAGATGTTGCTATTGTAAAATTTAAAGATTTATTTCCAGTATATTTGACTTCTTTAGATTTTGAAGCAGGTGATACGGATATCAACTACTTTACAGCAGAGGTCACTTTCAAGTATACTGTGTACAATGTATTAGCTGCTGATAACAGAACACCTCTATGAACCTTGATCAAATTCAGGAGATGTGGGAAAAAGATTCCCAAATCGACCCTGATAATCTACATGATGAATCACTAAAAGTTCCACAACTTCATTCAAAATATTACACTTTATACAATACCATCACTCTTTTGAGAGAGAAGGCGAGAGGAACTTATAATCGTATAAAGTTAGAAAGATACAACTACTACACAGGAAAGGCAACAGCAGAGGTTTATGCCGAAGAACCATTCCCATACAAAGTTAGAGATAAAGAAGCATTACAGAGGTATATGGATGCCGATGAGAAGTTAAATACTATTGATCTCAAAATTCGTTATTATGATGTGATGCTCAAGTTCTTAGAAGAAATTATTAAAACAGTTTCGAATAGAACTTTCCAAATTAAGAATGCAATAGACTGGCACAAATTCCAATCAGGATTCAACTAATGCACCAAGAAGAAGGAAACTATTATAATATTGAAGTAAATATTCATGGCATCCGTCTCATTCATGAAGGTCTTAAACAAGCAGTTCAAAAATGGTCTGGTGGAGAACCACAAGAACAACTAAACTTAATTGCGATGAGAGATAATTTTTATCGACTTATTTTAGAACATCAGTTTGACAGCATGAACTAAATACTTATAGGTGAACCTATGAGTTATGTCTCATTTGATTATATCAAAAAAGAATGAAGTATATTTGCAGGTTAAGGCAGAACCTCACGTATACTACGAATTATCAGACCAGTTTACCTTTGAGGTTCCTGGTGCAAAGTTTATGTCCTCGTATCGTAGTAAATACTGGGATGGAAAGATAAGATTATTTAATACCCAAACCGGAGAGATTTATGTTGGGTTGTTAGACAAGGTTACAAAGTTTTGTGATGACCATGGATATACTTATGAGTTTGTAGATAATAAGTATTATGGTCTTCCTTTTGAGACGAATGACTTTATCTCAAAGGAAGGTGTAAAAGATTATATGAATGCTATTTGTAAGTATTCTCCGAGAGATTACCAAGTTGAGGGAGTATACGACGCTTTAAAACATAATAGAAAGTTGTTGATATCCCCAACTGCTTCTGGAAAGTCTCTGATGATATATTCTCTTGTGAGATATTACGTTGAGAAGAAACAAAATATTCTGATAGTCGTTCCGACGACTTCGCTAGTAGAGCAGATGTATAAAGACTTTGCAGACTATGGTTGGGATGTAGGTTCATATTGTCACAAGATCTATGCGGGAAAGGAAAGAGAAACGGATTCTCAAGTTATTATTACTACCTGGCAGTCTATTTACAAACTCCCCCGAAAATATTTTGAAAGATTTAACGTAGTTATCGGAGACGAAGCACACCAGTTTAAATCAAAGTCATTAATATCTATAATGTCTAAACTTGCTGATGCAAAATATCGTTTTGGTTTTACCGGAACACTTGATGGAACACAAACTCATAAATGGGTTCTTGAGGGATTGTTTGGAGCTTCGTACAAAATCATTCGTACCGAAGAGTTAATGGCGAAGGGTCATGTTGCTAAACTGGATATCAATGTACTTCTACTGAAGCACCCAGCACATAAGTTTGAAAACTTTGAAGAAGAAGTTCAGTATATTATCAATCATGAACGCAGAAATAAGTTCATAAGAAATCTTGCATTAGATCTCAAAGGAAATACTTTGGTTCTTTTTGCAAGAGTTGAGGGTCATGGTGAGCCACTATATCACATGATAAATAATAATACGGTTGATGAAAGACAAGTATTTTTTGTCCATGGTGGAGTAGATACAAAGGATCGAGAACAAGTAAGGGAGATTACTGAACAAGAGAATAATGCGATTATTGTTGCATCATACGGAACATTCAGTACAGGAATTAATATCAAAAATCTCCACAATGTCATTTTTGCTTCTCCATCCAAATCTAGAATTCGGAATCTCCAGTCTATTGGAAGGGTGCTTAGGAAAGGCAATAACAAGACCAAGGCAACT